GGAATTGTTTTAATTTCTTTTGAATTAATTTACTATTAAATCCTTTTGGAAAATACTTTTTAAAGTTTTTATAATTCACATTATCTGGTGAATATGACATAGCTCTTATGATAGCAAGAATTGAACTACCAACTCTATTCAAATGAGATTTATTATTCACATCAAAATTCTTAATTTTTGATTTAAGATTTCTAACTATTTCTCTAACAAGAATGAATAGTATTTTTCTATCACTACCAGTTATAGCTTCATTCAATTGTTCTTTGATGATTTCTCTAATTTGTTCTCTTAATTTTTGTTCTGATGTAAGTTTTCCTTCATATACTTTTTTATTTTGTTGAAGGTTTTTGAATAATTTATTTTGTTTATCATCAATTGTTTTATACTTCTTTGGATTTTCATTAAAATCCACAAGAGCATAATTTAACATCTTCATCCATTTAGTATCACTATGTTTTTTACGAAAATCAGATAGCATCTTAAAAAACTTATTCTTATCTTTCTTAGCTTTTTTGTAAAAATAAAAAACATTTACTCCAGCAGAAACTTCTGTAAGTTTTCCTTCAGTCATTTGTTCTGATTTAGATTTCAAAAACTCAGTAGCCAAATATCTTTCTCTTCCGTATTGAGCTTTTGTCCATTTCTTACTCATTGATTTAGGCATTTCACTCAATTCAACACCTTCGTTATTCACCATCCAAGCAACTCTACGAGCGTCTGAATTATATACTTTCTTATAACGATTTTCTTCTAATTTTTTCATCCACATTCTTACTTCTTTGACGGTAAATCTTCTTTTCTTAGATTCTTGAATTGATTCATCAAACTCACCATCCATAGCTTTTTGTTCAATATTATCCATCATTTCTTGAGCTTCAGCATCTAATTCTTTTATCTTATTAGTAGTTCCTTCTGGCGCTCTACCATCATTATTAAAAATTGATAGGCCAATATCAGATGCTCTTTTTTGTAAATCTTTTAATTTATCTACATATTCTTCAGGTATATTACCTTCATTATCATCTATAAATTCACCAACTCGGTTATGAGTTTGTTCAGCCTTTTCACCTACCTTAGTATCACCACCTAAAAATGATGGTTTATCTGGTACCAATGAGTCTGGTTTTTCTTTTTCTTTTTTAGAAAATGGATTTAATTTAGATAATTTAGAAAGAAACCCTTTTTTCTTTTTTGATTTATCATCAGTAGGAGTTTTAGCAACCATATCTTTTGCTTTTTTGTTCGCAGGATGTTCATCAGGTAATTGTAAAGCAGTTCTTACTTTAATCATATTTCCTGTTTTAGGATTTTTGATTTCTTTGTCCATTATGTCTTCCACAATGGCCTGTCTGATTAATTCTTTAAGCTGACTCTTCTTGATTTTCACCCTCTTCCTCCTCTATGAGTTGTGCTTCACTTAAACAACCTCTTGCGACTGCTGTATGAGCGTCTTCCACTAATGTGAATTTCTCTACTTCTATTGGAAACTCATCTTGATTAAATTGTTCACTTACTACTTCCATAAAACCTTTAACCAATGATGTTCCACCACCGAATACAATCGGTATAGCATTTGGGAAGTTTGGAACACTTTCAGCATTATTGAACTGATTTGTTAAATTTGTTAATAAGTAATTCACTAATGCTCCGTAATAACTTCTGATAGCATTAATGATATTATACTCATCACTTCCCTCATTATAAATATCATTTATTGCACTTTTTGTTAAATCCAAGTTCTTAGAACTTTCTTTTATTGAAATCACTTTTGCTTTTGTAACACCACAATCGTTTGCTACACATTCATCTATCCAATCTCCACCTCTTGCTACAGAAAAGGAGAGTGCACTCATCCCTTGATACATCACACATACATTACACATTCCAGCACCCATAGATATTGCAATCCCAGTTAAATCATTATCCACGAGTCCTTCGTAAGCGAGAGCAACACTCTCCTCTATAACTTTTACATCGTATCCATATGTTTCAATAATCTGTTTCAATACATCTTCGTGATAAGAAACTTCTCTTGTTTGGTCTATTGGTTTGGCTGGTATACAATAAACACAAGTTTCTTTACCTTTTGACTTACCTAGCAATTCACCAATAATTGCATTCAATACAGGTAGTGCATCTTTTTCTTTTGGATTTAATAATCCACTTGACATTGGTCGTTTTAATTCTGTTGTACTAAATATTTGTGCATAATTAAAAGCGTGTTGTCCAACGATGTGAACTTTACCACCCTTTTCAACAAATGGTATTCTTTGTCTTTTTAACATTCGTTTAACTTGATTTGCATCTCCGTCAACAGTTAAGAATACATTTCTTTGTTTTTTTATACTATTTTCTGTGGCTGTTATATAATAACTTGTTCCACAATCTAAGCCTTTTGCCATATTAACCTCTGAGTTTCTTTAGTTTATCTTTTTGGGTTTTAACCTTACCCTTAATTTTTTCGTCTAACTTTACACTAACTTCATCTGTTGTAGTGTCCATTATTCTATTACTCTTTATATCTACTTCTATTGGCCCCATATTCTTTTTAACTTTTGTTTCTTCTATCGTTGAAGTTTTTATTACTTCTCCGATGTTTAAGTTGGGAGACTTTTGAAACTTTAAGTTTTTTGAAACCCATATTAGTAAAACATAACAACCTACAACTACCTGCCATATAAATAGACTAATGAATATAAAATCAAACAATTCCACTATTTACCTTTTACAAAATCTCCAAGTGCTGGTATATTAACTACACCACCAATATCTGATAATCTTTTTGGTTTTACTGATTCATCTTTTTTGATAGCTTTAGATATTGCATCTCTTCTCTTTTTCAAATATTCATCTGAATCATCTACATCACCATCATTATCAACATCTGAATCTTCTTTCCCTACAGCATCTAATTTTTCTTCCATTTCAGAATCTTCATCATCGTGTCCATAAACATGAGCTTCATCTATTTCATAGTAACGATTCAATACATGTCCCATATCTTCATACAATGCAGTCAATCTTTGATTTAAAGCTTGTGCTTCTTTAGCAGTTTTTGTAAATTCTACAACACTACCTTTTAATGATTTCATATTTTTATTAATTGAAACTTTATCAAACCAATCATCTTGTTCACCTAAAATGTGATGATGTGCAGATTCTGCAACTTCTGATAATTGTTTTGCAATTTCAACTATGTTGTTATTATTATACAATTGTTTTCCAACAATACCAAAGTTCTTAACACCCTCAACAACTTTATATTTGTCAATTTGTGGTCTGTCTTCAAACGCTTCTGATAATATGTCTTTTAATTTTGCCATTTTTATGTCTCCCATTATTTCCAAAATATTATTTTAGCTATTATACCCAACACTAAAGTGTAAATACCCCATAGTGCAGTGGTTACATTTTGTTTAAAATTCTTTAATTCTGTTATATCTTGTATATCGATTTGTTTTCTCCAAAAGGTATTTTTATTTACTCTAACAATAATACCATCTTCCGGGTCTAATAATACTTCTTTAATTTCTGTTACAGTTTGATGAATTTGTTCTAATTCACCATTCATTAGTTTTGTTTCAACACATTCTAACTTTTCTATAATATCTTTATTAGTAGCCATTATCTTTTACTCGCTGTTCTGTTTTTCATTGCTTTTGTACCACCAAAGTATTTTCTAAATCTATCTACTATCTTATCTTTAGTTAAAACACTTTGTAAAAATTCTACTTCATATGGATAAGCCCTTGACATATCACCATGTTGAAATCCTCTGACTAAATCAAAGAAATCAATCACACCATTTTTTGCCTTTGTCATCCAATCCTTTACCACTTTACCTTGTAGTTTTCTTAATTCTTTTGAATATTTCCTTAAAGCATCATCAACAACCATCTTTGCTTCTTTTGATGAAAATGGTGGAGGTGATGATACACCACCAAATGATTCACTTAAATCACTATTTAATAAATAATCTCTTGACTTGTTTAAATAATTAGAAGCCAATGTGATTTTATCTGTCCACCACGCTGGTAAAGAATCCTCTTTATCCATAGATTCTAATTTCTTCAATAATTCTTCAGAGTCTTCAATTGATAATTTTAACTTTCTAATAGCAGATGGAACATCAGTATGTCCGTCTTCATTGACTTTAAAAGGTTTTCTGTCTTTATCAGTATAAACCTTACCTTGTTCTATATCTTTTAATAAGTCTTGAAGTTTCATCTATCTATTCCAATATATTTTGCTTTGTTTTTATTTAAAAATCTTTCTAAATCTTTTGTTCCTTTTGGATAATAATCATTTCTATCACCAATTAAATGAAACTCATTAAATCCATTATCATAAAGTTTAAATTTTTCATTCTTTATTTGAACTACAATTCTTTCTCTTTCATTCCTTTTTGGTATAGATGATACCTCACCACCTGGCATATTCAAATACTTACCTTTCATTTTAAACTTTCCTTCTGATAATAAGTCTTTTAATTTAATCATTTTTCATAGCCGTTTTAATCTTTTGTATATCAGCCATAAGTTGTTGTGGTGTCATACCAGCAGCATCAATTACTTTATACAATATAGCAGCTCTTTTCATTCTATTCAAGTTTGCACCTTTCATAGATTGAACAAATTTATCTAAGAATCTATTTACAACTGATGGTAATTTGATTTTATCAAAATTAATTTCATTAAGGTTTTCTTCCTTAATCATACCAGTTTCTTTACGAATCTCTTGATTTTGTTTTTTAATTAAATCTTTCATATTAATCATCATATACTCCTATTTTACAACTGCCCATAATGTGTTCATTAATTGCGTTGGACTTTTATATCCTATATCTGATAATATTTTTTTCATTTTAGGATTTACTTTTTTAAATACTTTTGTTAATAGATTAGCTGTTTGCATATCTACTGTTACTAATCCTTTTTTAGTGTTGTAACCATATGCTTGTTTATCTTTCATAACTCTAGCAGCAACATCAAATATTGTTTCTTTTGCTTCTGTAAGTTTTCCTTCAAGTTTAATTGCTTTAGCTTCTGGACTATTATATTTACCACTCTTTTTTAATTTTTTCACTAACATTTTAGCAGCTCTTTCGTTTTTAACTACTTTAATAGTTTCACGGCCACCATCTGTCACTACCCACATACCTTGTTTAGCCATTCTTTGAACTGCAGCTGATTGTTTTTCTTTGAGTTTCTTTTTAATCAAATGAGGACCTGCTGGTTCTTCACCTAATTCACCATTCTCACCATATCCACAAGTTCCTTCACCCAATATATCTTTAGCTTTATCTGATAAATATTTTATATCTGCACTTGCTATTTGTTTTAAAACTTTCTTATCTGTTTTTTTCAATAATGTCACAATCTGTTGAACAAGTGGATTGTTATCAGGTAAAGTTCCTTTCATATCCTTAAATGCTCTTTTTAATTGTTTGATGTGTGATGAACTAAATGGTATTCTTACTTCATTCATGTTAGCCAACTCTTCACGAACCATTTTCTTAATCAAGTTTCTAACTTTCATTTCTCTTTTCACCTTGTTTGGTAATCCTTTGTGTTTTGTTTTTGCATATTTATCAACATCTTTTTTCTTCATTGACTTAGCAACTTTTCCAGCTTCACCCTCTTTAGGTTTATCACCTTTTTGCATTGACTTTACAACACCAAAAAATCTTTGTTGAGCTTTTGATGATGCTGGCATTACATTAACTTTCTAAAATTCTTTTTATATTTTTTTGTGAAATCAACTATATTCTTTTTATAATTATCTAAAAAGTCAGCAGCTTCATCATTTAATCCTTTTTTTCTTAAACTATCATATAAATCCAAATAAGACTTTTGTAATCCTTTTAAAGACTTATCTATATTTTTAGCGTGTTTTTTATATTCGAAAGCAGGGCCTTCATTTATATTAAACTCATCTTTGATAGATTCCAATACTTTATTCTGTTTAGGTTTGGATTCTTTTTTCTTCTTATCATTATATCCCATTAAAGATTTATAATCCATTTTACTCACCCCTAAATATATCGTTAATTATATTTTCAATTTTACAATCGTGACAACACACACCATCTCTTGTTCCAACACCTTCGTGTAATTTACCTTCATTTGTTGGTGATAGAAATGCTCCGTGTGTAGATGGATTTGATACGAAATCAAATGCAATAAGTTCAAAGTCTGGTTGAACCTCTACTGAATCATCTTCATTCATTTCTTTTACTGAACCTAATCCTCTCGATGATATACCTAATTTAATACCACTTTTAAATAATTCTTTTAAGATGTTTCCAGCTGGTGTACCAAGTACTTCAACTGTTCCCATTAAATCATTGTCTTTCCAATGCATTTCTAATATATTATGAGAAACATTGTTTAGATTCACCACAGACGAGTCAGGATGGTCAAGTTCACCTAATGCTCTTCGTTCTTTAATTTGAATTTTTGAATATTTTTCGGCTTCTCGCATTAAAGTTTCTCGTGGATATACTCTTCCATTTTGATTCTTTGCTTCTGCTCTTTGTAATACACCTTTAACAACCAATCTTCCATCATTGTTTTTCATTGACTCATTGATTTGTTGAGGGGAAACCTCAAATGGTATATAATCTACTATTACTTGTTTTGACATCATTGTCTCCTATCCTATTACAAATTCTGCAGTTCCTGTTATCTCACCTGCTATTACTTGCCAATTGTCACCATCATACATTAAAGTTACACTTCTTCCAGGAAGATTTGATGTTAAGGTATTACCAGCTGCAAAATTAGCTGGTGTGATAACTAAATCATTACCGCCAAGTCTTGTACTATGTACTATTCTTTTTACTTGTCCTAAAATTCCATTAGCAAGTGATACATGTGTTCTAGAACCAGCAGAAACACACAATGATGTTGTAGTCTTTAAAGATAAAGGTACAGCATTATCTGCACCATTACCTCCTAAAACTGGTCCCTCCAAATCTTCACCTGGTGAACCACTGGCGTTTTGTGAATCAGAAATTCCAGGGTCTAACGCAAATCCCAAAGCCTTTTTCTGTTTTGGTGTTAAACCAGTTCCATAGTCTGATGTTAATATTTGCTTTTTACCTTGAAATAAAACTCCCATTATGCTATCACCATTTCTGCTGTTCCTGTTATCTCACCAGCAACTACTTGCCAATTTAAACCATCAAATAATAATTGAACAGCTCTAGCAGCTGCATTTGAAGTTAAGGTATCACCAGCAGCAAAAATACTATCACCACCAATTCCATCCTCAGGTGTGATAACTAATGCATTACCACCCAGTATTGATTTATGTATAATTACTTTTAATTGTCCTTCAACACCCTTACCTAATGTTACATGTGTTGCACTAGCTTTTGTTGATACTAAAGACACTGTGGTTGTTGATGATAAAACTGTTGCATTACTTGTACCATTACCAGCGATTACAGTTTCAGTACTATAAACAGTCGGTTTTAATACCCAAGCTCTACTGAGTTTTTGTTTACTAGTTAAACCTGTACCATAACCTGATGTTAGAATCTGTTTATCACCATCTATTATTTTTGGCATTTATAAACTCCTATTTCCAAGCATTTCGTTTCAACCATATATCTCTTAATATATCGCCAACAACATTTCTAATTAATTTTGTTATTTGTTTTAAATCTTTATCATCAATAGCTTCTTTTACAAATGTAAAACCAGTGCTCTTTTTAAATCTTTTTTTCTTTTTCTTTTCATCTTCTTTTGAACTAAAAGCAAATGGAGTTGAATATCCTGCAACATTACCAGTGGTGGTTATTTCTTCTAAACTTTCTTCGTCTAAAAGTTCAAGTGTTAGTTTTTTAACTAACTCTTTAAATAACTTTCTGTTTTTTATTTCCACTTTTTTTCACTTCCTTTACAAGTTCTAAATATCTCATTGTTTGAATAACATACTCATCTTTAACAACATCTGATTTATCATCAATACCACAGAATTTGTTAATGGATTTTATAGCTTCACTCATTTTGATTTTTACAACTTTATCTTGTAAGTTTTTAGAATGTGTTTGTAAATCTTTCTTTAAACCTTTTACAATCTCTCTTAAAGTATCTTTTAATGAATTAGTATTAGATACATTGTTAATATACTCACGAAGTAGATTCTTTTGAGCTGAACTTAATTTTGTATATTTTTGATTAAATTTTTCTAAAAGGGTTCTATAAGTTAATATTCTTAAATCTTCATCATCTGGTAAAGTAGTAACAGTTTCTGATAACTTAATAGATTTGTCAGTTGTTGTCACATGTTCCACAATATTAAAATGTGATTCTGTTTTTTGGTCAGGTGACAAAGATTTGTTATATTCAAATAATGTAAAAATAGATGCGTAAGTTTTATAATGTGGAACTTTAGAAGACATAAATTTCTGTAGATTATAATTAGATTGAATCTCTTTAATTAAATTATATCTCTCTCTTCTAAGTGTAGAATTATTTAAATCTTTTCTGGCTTTCATAACTTCATTAATGAAGTAATCAGCCTTTGTATCAGACTTAAATTTCTTTGTTATTAATATATTGTATAGAGCTAGTTCTTTACCCAACTCCGTGTTTTCGTTAAACTTTTCTTTAACGATTTTTACCGCTAGCCCATTGTCTTTATTTAGCACATCAGATGTAATCTGCCTTAGCAAAAATTCAAACAATAAACCTGTGTTGCGGATTTTATTGTGTTTAACTTTACGCATTGTCGAGTCCCCATTTTGTTTGGATACTATATATGTAATTATTCATATATAAATATAATGTTTTTTGTAAATACATTGATTTTATTCCTCTTCATCTAAAATAATTTCTTCATTTAACATAGATTTATCTAAATCTTTACCAAACTTATCTTTAAGTGAATTTAATAAACCTTCTCTTGCAACAATCGTTCCACCTTTTGATGTAGCCAATGGAGAACCACCTTTAAACTCTCGTTTTCCATATCGTTCTGTTTTGTGTTTTGTTGCATCTTTTATATCTTTGGCTGAGTATTCATTACCAAATTCTTTCTTACCAGTTCCACTTCGTCTATCCCCACCATGTTCACCACTCTGTTCTTCCATATCATCAGTTGGTTCTGTTCCTTCATCGGCTGGGTCTGTTCCCTCAGTTTCAATTTGTTCCATTCTAAATTGTTGTTTTCTATCTTCAATCACACCATTGAATACATCAACTTTTTCTTCATCATTTAACTCAAAAATATTATCATATATCCATTGCCTTGAAAATAATTTGTTTTCAATCAAGTCATTAGCAATATCTTTTTTCTGTGTTAATAATTCTAATTTCTCTTGTTGATGTATCATTGATGGATTTGTTAACTCTAATTCAAAATTAATCAACTCAGCATCATCAAACCCTTGTGTGTATAAGTGAACAATAGCAATCTTTTCTAATTCAGCTACAATAATTTTTTGTAGTCTTTCAATTGTTCTTGCGAATCTAACATCTTCAGCTGCTAATGTAGCTTTTGAACCTACATTCTCATCATATCCCAAAAATGCTTTAGGAACTTTAAGAGCTGCCATCATTTTATTTTTTAAATACTCTACATCTTCAATTGCACCATCATTACCCAAACCTGGTAAAGTATCAATTTGAGTTCCACTATCACCACCACGAACAGGTAAGTAATAATCTTCTGTTACGGATTCCATATTGTATTTTAAATTATATTCACCATTTGCATTCATCACAGGTGTCTTTTTCATTTTACCAATAATTTGTTGCATAAAGTTATCTACTTCATTTGGAGGTATATTACCAATGTCAACTTTGAATACTCTTTTCTCTGGTGCTCTCATCATACGATGAATCAACATAGCGTCTTCCATAAGAGTTAATTGTTTAAATACTCTTCTTGCACCTTCTAACATTGATTTACCATAAGGTAAGTAATTTGTATCTGCAAGATTTCTGAAATGAGCAACTTCATAATTTTCGTGAACATCATTTGGTTTTGAACTTCTTGTTGATTCTGAATATTGTTGAATTTCAAATTGAACTAATTTAGGATTACTTGGGTCATGTCCCTCTAATCTATTTACTTCATATACTGAAAGAGGTTTTACATTAACAACTCCGTGTTTATCCAATATATCTAAATGTAAGTAGAAATCACCATATTTAACCATATTTCTAATATAACTCCATAGATTAAATTCAATGTTTATTATGTCATAAAATAAGTTATGTAAAATTTTATGGACTTTTGGATTATTAGTTTTAATTTTCATTATTCTGTTTTCAATATTATCAACCGTAGATTCATCACAATAAATATCCAATGCTGATGATATGATTGGGTCTGCATCCATTAATTCATAATCTCTAAATAATTCTTTTCTAGCTACATCATACGCACTTGCATTTTGTTTGGCTTGATATGCTGAATTACCATATCCACTTGAATTAATTCTATTATATCTATCAATAAAATTAGATGTTAGTGCAGTTTGAGAAAACTCGACATCCTTGACTTTTACTTGCCCGTCATTTGTTTTTCTAACTACAATTTGATTTTGAAATAATTTTCCTAATTTCTGTAATATATTTTCGTCTGCCATTTTTTACCTCTTATTTAATTAACCAAGTTAAATCTTCTTTTTCACCTACACCATTATCCATTTCATATGGATTTTTAGATGGTTGTCCAATAGAACCTATTCCAAAACCTGCCGTGTGTTCCGATTTGTTTCCATTTGACTTCAACATTGAGTTCATTGTTGCCCATTGTTGGTCATTTTTGTCTTTCTGTAGTCTAAGAGCTGTATCTCTAACCCAAAGTGCTATTGAATAAGACATAACTAAGTCGTCATTGTAACCTTGCATTGCTTCTGCTTTTGATTGTGAAACTCCAGTCTTGTATATAAATACAAATAATTCATCAATTAATCGATTTGAGTGAAGTTTTACTAATTTTTCTCTTGTATATTCCTCCATTTTAGCTATTGCTAATGGACGAGTCTTTGCTGTTGTTGAAAAACCAGGCACCATATTTCTATCTTGTGCTCTGTATTTATTTGTAATGTTATGTTCCGTATCAACAACTTGTAAATCTTTTGATTGATAGAATAGATTCTTATACCCTCTATCAATAATAGTTTGTATTGTAGCCCAACCGATATTGTTGTTCTCAACTACCAATAAAGCATCATTATATTTTGTTGCAACTTCAATTAAGAAGTTTCCATAATCCGTTGTACTCAATTGTCCTTTGTATTCAGCACATTGTTCCATATCTTCTACTTCAAATACTTGACAAGCAGAAAAGTCACTTCCATCACCACGAGCCACATCAGCAACCACTATATATTCTTTTGTATAATCAGGTTGTCTCCAAACCCACATACCTCTATCTATTCCAACTTCCTCTACAGGTGCTTCTATCATCTCATCTTTATACCATTGTAGAATTGCAGGGTCAACTACACTTCGTCCACTTGATAGAAAATCTGTATCACATTCTTGAGCAGCTTGTGACGGCCCTAAAATCTTATCTTGTTCATCTCTCCAAACTTGGTCTCTTTCAGGATGGTCTGTCCAATGAAGTTTGATTGTATTAAATTGATTCGTACCTTCCTCAGCACCTAACCATTGTTTATGAAACCAATTACCCACACCATTAGGTGTTGATAAAGCAATACATCCACCACCAGTTGATAGTGTTTGTTGAGCAGCTGTCCATATCGTATCAATTCTATCAATGAACGCCGCCTCATCAATTATCAAAAGAGATAATGCTTCTGAACGACCAGCAGATTCATTTGAAGCAATTGCTTTAATCTGTGAACCATTTTTAAATCTTAATGATAATTTATTTATCTCTTCCGTTCCAGTCTTCAACCATTGAGGCATTCCCTCATACATCACTCTAACTTTTGTAACAAGGTTTTTAGCAGTTTCTTTACCTGTAGCAATAACAAGAATGTTCTTATCATTGTGAAATAACATCAACCACAAAGAGTATCCAGCTGATAAAGTCGATATACCTAATTGTCTAGCTTTTAAAATAATATTATAACGATTATCTTTAAATTCTGTTAAACACTTTTCTTGAAATGGATATAAATCAAACTTCACCTTACCTTTTGTAGGATGTTGAATAGTACAATACTTTCTCATAAAATGTACCGGGTCAGATGCACATTTCAAGTATTCCCTTTGTATAGCTTGTTTTAAATCACTCATTTTAGTCCAATTGTCCTGCTAAATAAACAGTACTAGATGTAAAGAAGACACCACCAAAGAACCATAAATATCTATTGTGATACCATTTTGGTTTTATGGTTTTAATCATATCTTCTTTGATTTTAATTTGTTCCTCATAAAGTTTTGCATTTTCATCACAATCATCTATGTATTCATCATATTCTTGAACTTGACTTTCTAAATTCGTATAAGCACTTTCACATACTTCTCTTTTAAATTGAAGTTCTTTAATATTGTTTGTCATATTAATAACTTCTTCTTCTGAAAAACAAGTTCCTTCACAAATGTCTTGTGTGAATGAAAAACTTAGTAATAATATTAATAGTAATTTAGTAACCACTTCTACCACCTCCCATTGAACCACCTGATGTTCTGGTTCTTGTACCACTTGTTCTACGCGTTGATGTTTGAGTTCTTGTACCACTAGTTGATGTTTGCATTCCTCCATTATTTCTTACAAATACATCTTGTTCATTACCATCCATTGTATGTTGTGTCATAAAATTGGAAGTTCTACCAATTGGTGTTATTGTATGATGGTGTAATTTAGTGTTCGCAGGAACTACATTTCCATTGCTATAAAAGTAATTACCATTACCAAAAGTTGAACCATCACCAACTTCAAATGGTGTAATAACATCCTTAATTACATTTTGATTTGTTCTGTTACCTCTTAGCTGTTCAAGTCTTTGTGATGTACCTTCAATTCCACCACCTTCTGTTGAAAATGGTTCACCGGCTATCATTATAACTTTACCACTGTAACTTACATCAGTTCCAGCTATTTTGTATGAAATATTATTTCCATTTGTATGTCCTGGTTCATGTGGCATTATTTCTTCTCCTTACTAAAGTTTTTTAAGAAATCTTTAGCTTCTTTATTGGAAACTTTCTTTTTCTTATATTTTTTATTTTTTATTTCTTTAATAGCTTTTTTCCTATTTTCTAAACTCTTTTTAATTGCTTTTTGTGACTTCTTTTTACCCTTTAATGCATTAGAAACTCTTTTAGAATCTTTCTTCAACCCTTTAAGTTTCTCATCTTTTTTACCAGCACTTCTACCTGATAAAAATGCAACAAGGATTCCACCACACAAAACAAAAAATCCTATAACATATTTTTTTATTTTACTAAACATATTATTTACCGAAAGGTAATTTATCCCATACAGGTTTAATTACTGCATCGAATATAATATCGTCTTTTTTACTTGGAGATAATTTTACGATTTTTTCTAATGTATAAAATCCTAACATTATCCATTCCCAATTTGCCATCATCCAATCCATTTTACTTCTCCTATTGTGTGTTTTTATTTATTGACATTTCTACTTCACCATTTGCTAGGGCGTTAGCCACTGTTTTATCAAATGGATTTTTCTTTCTTTGCTCTGTCATTTCATCTACCCATTGTCTCATTTCTTCTTCAATGGATTTCATATTTTTAAAATCTTTTAATCTACGATAAGCAAACCATCTTAATTTTGAATCAAATTGTAAATCCATTTCATAATTAAGTTGACAATGATAACATCTACCATCAGCTTTATATGTATCTTTATCCCATTTTTTTAAGATAAGTTTTTTACAACCAGAACATTTATTATCCCAAGAATGATGTCTAACATTGTTTGTATTTTTTGTTCTATATCCATCTCGTTGTTCCCACTCATTACCATCAGAATCAGTCCATTTATCACCAACTTCTCTTTTTTCATCTTGAGAAGAATATCCAACTTGTATTTTACTCTTATAGTTTCCATCCAACATATCTTGGACTTTTTGTAAATTTTTACTCATATTTCCTCTTATTCTTGTATATATAAATATCTAAAAATAAATTAAACCTGTAATTTGATTGATTGGAGCAAATGCACCTGTGAATTTATATGTTTTTCCTTTATATTTAAACACTATTCCTTCACTTGGAACGATAGCATCCACACCACCAATCTTGTTTAATTTATCTAATTGTAATTTTAATGTATTTAATTTATTCTTATTACCACTAGCTTTTACATTCTCTATTGATGTTTTTAATTTTTTTCTAATACTTTGAACTGATTTATCTGGATTAGCAGCCATAAATCCTTTTACATTCTTTAATATTTCCGCTCCAACTCCAAAGAACAATTCTTCAAATGGTTTCATATTTTCTTTAACCATTTTTGCGTGATTTTCTTTATCAGTCTTCAATACCCATTCTAAAAATTCAGATTCATCTTTTAATTCTTTTCTTATTGTAGGTATCTTATATGACTTATCAAAGAAAGCCCATCGTTTAGTTAGATTTTCTAAAATATCGTCTGTAATATCATAGTTAAATTGTTGTGCTGCATTATAAATATATTCTTCCCAATATGATTGATGATATAAACCTAATGTATCATTATCTTTTAATCCATATTGATTTCTTAATTTATTCAATTCACCAATAAATTTAGATTTCATTGTTCCAAAGTCTTGATGTTTTGGTACATCTAAAAATACAGGTTTTCCTATCTTGTATTTCTTTTGAATGTTTTGGTTTCTTTGTTTAATCATACCAGCCAATACTCTTCCACTTCCTTTTACTTCACCTTTTACATTTCCTTTGTCGTCATAAACCAATGCTCCGTGAAATACCAATTCAGCTTTATCATAATTAACTACATTTTCTGATTTAGGCCACATTACCTCTAAATTCATAAAGTTATATCCATTGTTGAATATCTTTTCTTTTTGTTTGTCTGATAATGATTTGATAGCTTTTTCTAAATCTTTCATAGCAAATACAAAAGCATCTTTTATATCACCTCTACCTTTGAATTTACTTATGATACCTTTTGTATCCAATGCAGTTTTTCCACCATTCTTAATGTGTCCTTTATTTCTAGCTGCAATAAGTTTTCCGTCTTTCCAACTTATCATAATGTTTTGTCCATCTAATTTCTCTGTAACTCCATCTTCACGACTTAATGTTCCACCTAATCCATTTTCTATAATTTTTTTTAAATCACCAAAAGTTAAATCCTTATCATCAAATGGATGTGCCATATGTCCGTAAGCTCCACCTTCATTCAATAATTCTTTTTTCCACCAATCTTTTGTAAATACATTTTCTTCAACTTCTTCTTTTTCTTGTTGTTTAATTGTATCCACAGTATCTTTAGCAATTTGTTTTTTTATATCTTTATCTTGTTTAGTGAATTTCATCAATTCATAACCAACCTCTTCGGCTTTTGTTTTCATCGCTCTAAACCATTTATTGTAACCTTTTACTCCTGTTAGGTTTTCTTGGTTGTTTGGTGTAACTCCTGTTCCTATTCCGGCTGGTAAATACGATACAGAATTATGAGGACCAATTGGCCAACCATCTAACATTTCATATTCACTTGGTGGTAAGTCATCTGAATTGTTTTGTAATATATAATTAATTACAGTCCAACCAAGTTTTTCTGCTTCTTGATTACCTCTACCTTTATAATGTTCTGCATTTTTAAACATTAAACTTGGACCTGAATCCACACCTTGAATACCTCCAGCATTTGCGGTGTTTGAAACTTCTAATAATTTACTCATATCAGTATGAATTAAAAACTCATCTATTTCTTTTGATTTTTCAATTCTAAATTTAAGAGCTGGTCTTCCATTGATTAATAAATCACCTTTTTCATTCCAATCCATTGTTTTAATAACAACCTTTTTGTTTTTGAATTTACCCATTCTAACCGTATCACCTATGTTGATTGGTAATTTAATGTCTTCACTCAATTGATTTCTTAATTTTTCTATTTCTTTTTGTATCTTTTTTTGATTTGGTGAACCTGGCATTTGTTTGAAAGCTTTAGAATATAATTTACTTATTTGTAATTTTAATGCTCTATCCTTTTTACTACCTTTTTTAAACCAATCTTCATTTATGTCTTCTGTAGCTAATCTTATCAACTGAGATAACATTTGTGGATTTGATGTTAAGTATTTTACTAATTGGTTTTTGTTAGTTAATAACTTATTAGGTATTTTTAATTTTTTAATAGCTTTTTTAAAATCAACGTCATGTAATAAATCTCTATCCTCACCATCAAAGTGTTTTTTGTTTTTTGGTTTTTCTTTTGTATTATCCCAAGTAACGACATCATTTTCTTTTACAGGTTCCCAACCTCTTTTGATTTTATCTTTTTTTCTTTTTTGGACACCTGCTTTAGAATCACTACTATCATCAAAGTCATATGTTTCAGGTTCTGCCTCCAACCCATCAATGTGTGGACCACTATGATATTGATGATGTTTAAGAAATTGTTTAAATTTTTTCTTATCTGTTGGGCTACTTATTTTCATTTTTTTATATTTATCTGTAACTTTGTTTGGTAATGATTCATTCATTTCAAATAATTTTTTAAATTTATTCACCATCATTTGAAACACACCATCGTTAAAGTAACCAAACATCTTCTTAAATAACTTAGCTCTTTGTTTATCATCAAACTTATCTGAACCCAATAATTCTCTCATTGTAGTTCCACTAACTTCTTTACCACCTACTGATATTGAAACATGTGGTGCAACTAAATAATATCCATTTTCACCATAACCTTTTAAATTTTTTTTGTTTTTTAAATAATCTTGGAAATACTTTCCACCACCTCCTAATCTACCTGCATCTTTAGCACCGAATACATAAACGAATGCTGTTGTTTTTTTATCATATTTCTTTTCTAAATTTTTTGCAACATAAGGTGATTTTTCTTCTATGATGTATTTTGACTTAACACCCATTTTAGACATATGTCTGACTTTTTCTTTAAAGTTCATTGGGTGTCTTGGTGGTTTCTTTATATTGGATGTTGTGATGTATGCTTCATCAACTTTGGATTGTAACCATTTATATGTTTTTAAATGATGAGGGCCGAATGGTTGAAATCTACCACCGTATATACCAATGACTTTTTTTATTCCATTGGCTTCTAAAATTGGTTTTATTATTTCTTCTACAAGTCTATTCACAATATTCCTCTATATAATATACGACATTTTTAGTAATTAAACAAGCTTTATTTACATAACATTTTTGTTAAACCAAGCTTTTAATTTAGTGCTTAATTCATATGAATCGTCATCATTAAGTTTTCTTGATTCTTTTCTCAATAAACCAATTATTTTAGTAAAAGCTCTATCGGCTTTTCCTTCTGTAATTTTTTCTTCTGCTTTAACACAATTACGATATGTTTTACCAAACATTTTTTTTGTTTTACGAGTTGGATGTGTCTTATATCCTTTTTGACACTTTTCTGATATTAAGTCTTTTAATTTTACCATGTTCGACACGCCCAATATCTAGCTTTATATTTTGGTCCTGGATTATCACAATTATGTCTTGCTCTAAATGATTTTCTAGCTCCAGGATTTGATTTTCTGATTCTCATCGTTCCACCTTTAGCATCACCACCTTGTCCAAAATGAACAACTACTGTATTACCTTTATCATTCTTTACATAAACTTTAAACTTTTTCTTATCACCTTGCATGATTTTATTTAATTTAACTTTTCTACCTTGATATTCTGCTTCTTGTAAATCCTCACCATTAAATTCAAAGGTATATCCATATCCTTTACCATTTACTTCATAGTAAACTTCTTTTACACAATTAGGCACCATCTTGTCACCTTTTTTCTTCATACCAAGTTGTTTATATCCAACCCAACAAGTTCCTCGTTTTTCTTCAATTGATTCTTTTTTAGATTTATTGCCCCAATTCTTAGCACCTACTTTTCTACATTTAACCAAAGCACCACTCGCATAAGCAGAAGGCCATACATCATATCTTGCTTTTACTTTATGATAACAAGCATCTTTCTTTTCTGATAATACTTCACAATACTCTTCAAGAATAATTTCTGTTAATTTTTCTTTGGATATATCCATTACACTCTCCGATTTTTTCTTTTTACCAGCACAGTGTGCTTTTTGACTGAATCCTTTTGGATTACTACAATCTATTGACTTTTTATATTTTTGACTCCAACCTTCATTTTTCTTTTTAGTAATCTTTTTCATCTTATTTATATAAGCTCTATAAACACCAGCTTGAGATGTTTTACCCATCTCTTTTGCTCTTTGTTCCATAGCTACAGCTGCTTGTATTTTGTGAGCGTGTGATTTACCACTTCCGTTTATTTTACTCACACTAGCTTTCGCATCTTTTACCGTTGCAAACTTTAATCCTTTAATAGTTCCCTTTGGGTTCTCATCCGTGTATAAATCCGAATGTTTCTTTGAACCTGCTGGTTGTCCTTTTTTTCTTGGTACTCTTGGATTCTTTTTTTCACCCATTTTAATTTGTCCTAAAGGCCTTGGCCCACATCTCTTTCTATATTGTGCATCACTTTCACCTGACTTCTTTCTTCTTGGATTACAATTCTTAGGCACCTGTTTTCACCTTAGTGGTTTTTTGTCCTTTACTTTTTTCACCACCTTTTTTAGAATCACCTGCTTTTTTCTGTGCAGCTCTTTTTCTATTAACAAAAGCCGCTATACCTTTCTTTCCAAGTTTTGCTGCTTTGTTAGCAGATAAACATGCAGCATATGCATCACCTTTTTTACCACCACCACATTTACCAAGTTTTTTACCTGTTGAACTATATCTATCCCAACCACCAGCAGTAGTTCCACCAGCTCCACCTTTTTTAAACCATTGACTTAAATTTTCATTAGTGACTTCAGGTTGTTGAGCTCTATCAATAATCACATTAACATGTAGTTGAATGAAGTGTGTATCTTCCTCTTCTTCACCGTGTCCAGTTATTTCTGCAATTCTACCTAATTGAAAAGAAATCGTATTACACAATTTAACGGCGTGGTCGATTGGGTCGTGGTTTAATGGTTCTTGAGCAACAACTTGTTTTTCCATTTCAAACAAGTGGTCGAAATCTTTAGCTGATTGAATAACTAATTCTTTAGCATCTTCATTTTGTTTTAATTTTTCATAAAGAGTTACAGCAGATTTACAAATATCAAAGTGTTTGGTTTGATAACCAAATATATCAATGTTTTCACCACCACCAAAATGTTCAGGTGCATTTTCTGGATATTTGTTTTCTTGTTCTTGTTCAACTAATAATGTTTTTAATTTAATCATTGTGATTCCCTTGACAGCAATCACATTCACATTTACAATTTTCACAACACTTACAATTACTCATCATCTTTCTCCTCTTCATCCTCTTCAGTAGCTTCGTGAGAATGTTCTTTTAATTCAACAACTTCTAACATAGAAGTTGGAATGTTTTTAATTGTTTTGTTACCGAACTTTACATCGTATTTTGTAATAGTTCCATCTTCAAATAATGTGTGATGAATCACTTCACCTACAACATCACCATACTTTTCTTTATCGGTGGAAGACTTCCACTCCATATGAGTCGCTCAGTTATGGGCAACTTCTTTGTTTTTCTTTATGATTTGAGGATGAGCATCAGTTTCAGCAAGTACTTCTTTGATGATTTCTCTCAATGATTCTTTTGTTAGTTTCATAGTTTAACTCCTAAACCGACTTTAAATTGAAAGTCTTCTTGTTTGTTATAGTATTCGTGTTTATATAAACCAAATACATTAATTTTTTCTGTTAACCATTTCTTTATTTCTGATTTTAGATTAATGATATTGTTCTCACCTAAATCAGACTTAAAAGATAATCCAACATTGTATTCTAAATCGTCTTGTTTTAATTTTTTATTGTATCCTAAACTAGCCAACTTATCTTCATCTTTAATCGATATACCGAATTTCCATCCGTTATCATCAATACCAAAGTTATAAGTTGTATAAAAAATATCCTTTGATTCTTTGTTCACATAATCCACACCATAATAAATAAAATCATTAACGGTATGTGAAAACTTAAACACATCATCTATGTATTTTTCACCTAATTCTCGTTCCCAATCTCTTTTTAATAAATATCTAAATTTTTCGTTTGTGTTCTCTATTTTAACAGAAAACTCATAATCTAATTTTTTTTCTACATCATTTGGTGTTCTTACACTTAGTGATGTTGATACAATTGTTGCTAACAATAATTCCTTTATCATTTCTTCTTTCCATACTTTGTATGGTAAAATCTTTTTCTATCTATAACCTTACCAGTTTTTGTGTCAAATGTAGTTTCCAACACATATAACTTATTCGTCTTTAGACTTACATATGTTGTAACCTCTATTTTATATCTACCTATTTCAGGTTCTGCTGATACCATAAATGATACCAGCAGTAAACCGATTAATAACTTTTTCATACTATTGTCCTATTGGAATCCTATTGAAGATTCTTCGTTCAGTTCTTCCCATAACATCACAATCACCATTGTCATTGTTAAACTCATCACAATTGAAATAAATATCATTTCCATTATAAGAATACGAACCATCATCACAGAAACCATCACCTAACCAACCTTCAGGTGCACATATGTTATTACAATCTTCAATCAAACCAGGTGAACATTCACCAGGTATAACTTCACAATCACCTTCATCAAAGTTTAGTTCTTCACACCATAAATTAATTGGAGTTACATATTGTCCACAATCATCACCACCATTGTATAAACAATCTTGGTACATATTAAAAGCTTCTTCACTTGGGTAAATTGCATATGCTCCATCATCACAATAACTATCACCTATCCAAGAAACAGGTGCACAATTTCCATCACAATCTAACATCATTTCACCATAATTTAATGAATACCATTCAGTATTACAATCATTAAATTCACAATTACCATCATCTACATTTGCATTCATATCATAATTTATAGCGTCATCATTCATACAACCATAAACTATATCATTTAATTCAATACTAAATGAAAAATCTAATCTATTTGGTCTTGTGTTTGTTATTTCTAAATAATAAATTCCCTCTGTTACAATACCAACCTCAACACCATTTCCATTTGTTGCAAAAGAATACAAAGGTGGTGGAGCTCCTAACTCACCATCACATGCTTCAAATAAAGCACAATGAAAACCAGCTTGGTTTAAATTTATTGTGAATAAAGTGGTTTCACTTAAATCAAAAGCTAACCAAGTTGTAGCTCCACCCTCAAGTGATGCTTCAAACTCCACACTATTCCAATCATACAAATTAGATGCTTCACAACCAACCAATACAGGTTCGTCATCATTACCACCATCATCAGGTGATGTTGGACTTGAACCATCACAACTGAATGTGAATAGTAACATAAAACTCATTAGATACATTAATAATTTATTCATTTCATTTCCTCCTAAAACTTATTTCCAAGTATTTCCTCAACTACTTCGTCAAGTTCATCTGTTGTTGTTTTCAAAGTGAAACTCATATCACCTTGAAGTCTTTTAACTTCTTCCCCATCATCAAAAAAGATAATCGTTGGAAGTATCACTACATTATTATCAGCTTGAATATTTGGAAAATTATCAATATTCACTCGATACACTTTTGCATCAAATGAATCCCATTCATCAATTGCTGTAACTTTATTCACTTCATTCCATCCAGCCCAAAACTCAACAGCCACTAAACCTCTATTGGTTGCTTTATTGAAATTCTCATCTGTTAATTCTCTTACACCACCGAAAAGGGATGTAATCATTAAACATAGTATAAATATTTTCTTAAACATAACCTTCTCCTACTTATCTAATTTTTCTTCTAATTTTTCAATATCTTTTAGTAAATCTTGAATCTTTTCTTCAAGAACCATAATTTTGTTTCTCGACATTTCATCTTTCATCTTATACTCACCACGAGATGGTGGCCAAGATGAGTTAGGGTCAACAGCATAAACACCATCACCAATTGGTGTAAACTTGTTTTCTAAATCTGTAAGTCTTTTATCCATTGTTGTTTCTAATGATGTTAATCTTTTATCCATATCAACAACTAAAGTATTGTCTTGTGATTCCAATGCTCCAAATCTCGTATCCAACTCACCCATAAATGTAAAATACATTGTAATACCTGATACTAATAATGAACCTATATAAATCATAGTTTTTAAATCAATGTTAAACTTTGATGTTTGTAGATTGTCCATTGTTAAGTCTGGCGCACTTTGTGGTGGAGGTGGAGCAACAGGTGGTTGTTGATACATCTGTTGTTGTGGTTGAACAGGTGGTGGAGGTGGAGGAGGAGGTGGAGGTGGTGGAGCTTGTATGTCCAACGCTTCCATTAATTGTTCTTGAGTAATCATACCCCATTGTATAAGAACTTGTCCTACTTGAGCATCCTCACCTTTAACAGCCATCACACCATCAACTTGTTGTTGTGTAACATATCCTTTTTGAACTAATATTTCACCTATTTTCATTCATAACTCCTAAAAGACTGTGTAATTCAATCCTACTTTTAATTCATAGGAATCAATACTCCAATATCTTAAATATCTTGCTTCACCAAATACACCTAAATTTCTATTAAATTTCCAACCAGCAACTAAACCTAAATCAAAATCAATATCACCACTTTCATAAATAAAAGAATATTCCGTAAGTCCTTTACTGATTGGTAGTATTGAAGCCCATCCGTGAACCCAATACTTTTTATCATATAAATAATAATCTAAACCAATAACCAATGAAGCCTCATATTGCCAACCAAGAGCATTAACCTCTTCTTCATTATAAAGATTAATTATATCACCATAATAGTATTCATAAAACTCATCATCGGTTTCTGCAATTAATTCACCATTTTCATCAAACCATTCATAGTTACCAAATTCACCAGGGTCTTGAACACCATTATCGTTTAAATCATCAAACCAATACTCATCATCATATCCATATTCATAAGCCAATGTCCACCATTGTCCGTTAGAACCTTGTAACCAATCATTGAATGGAAACAATCCATAAGCTGGATGTCCTCTAAAGTTACCACCTGCAGTGAAGTTCCAACTTGTTCCAAGTGGTTTCCTCCATCTGGCATCTAATTGTGCAAATTCTAAATCCTCTAATCCAAAGTTAGCATAAGTTCCTTTAACTACAAAGTTATCACCCAAGTATCTAACCCAAGATTCTGTATCAACAAACTCTTCACCAAAAGAACGAATGGCTGAATACTTAACCAAGTATTCCCAACCACTCACATTACCAATTGTAGCAACATCTGATAAATTCTTTTCTGAACCATCATAGAAGTTCTTACCTTTAGCTTGATATTTAAATCTTGCAAGTTTCCTTATACCGAATGAAACATTGTATGAACCCTCAACTTCTTCTGTTGTTTCAACAAATGTTCCCAAGTCTTGGTTAAAGTCAAATTGTTGTTTTGGCTCAAATGGTGATTGAACACTTACACTTGTATAAAATGTAGAATACTTTAAAAAGTTATCTACAAAATAATTACTACCTTCACTTCCTAATAAGATAGCTGTTGTTAATAAGATTGATAGTAATTTTCTCATTTACTTTTCTCCTACTGTATTTTATTCTCGTGTTTATTTACTACTCTTGTTAATTCTGTTAATAAATCAACACAAGAAGTATCCACTTTATATTTTGACAAGTCCAAAAGTGGTAAAGGTTTTTCTATTTTAATGTCTTTCAGTTTGTCATTCTGAATCACTAATTTACTTCCACCTACGATAATACCATCCACTACATCATAAGTAAAGAATGTTGTAGACCAGATTCCTACTCTGACTATTCTGCCAGGTTTACCATCTACTTCTACTACATCGTCTTCGTTGTAATCATTACCCTGAAATATCATAAATCCAGCTACAAGTTTTTCAATTGTAGACCTGAAGAGTAATGTTAAAATACCAACTATAAATAACCACCCGTATTCACCGAGAATTAATGAAACCTGATTTTGGATTTCATTTTCCATATCAGTTCTCCAATTATTGGTTATATGTTAGTGTAACCTACTTATTATCAAAAATCTATTTGTATCCTATACCTTTACTTCTTTTTTTATTACCTTTTAAAATCAAATTATGTTTAACCCACATTTTACCTATCACATTTCTTATAGGTTTCTTTATAAATTTATCTATATATTTTTTTGTCAATTTTCCAAACTTAGCTTGAGCTTCTTTTGGTTTTAAAAACTTTGAATTATCAACAATTACAAAATTACTACCAAACAAAGATTGAAATGCACCTAAGTTCTTTTGAACATCTTTCCACGATTGAACCAATATGTCTTCTGGTAATCTTCTTGCTCTTTCTTGATTTCTTTGTTTAGCAACTTCTAATGATGTATTAACAAATACCATATATGTATCATATCCAAGTTTTTCTAATTGTTTTTTTTCAGCTTTTATCTTTCCAAGATTATGACCTGTTCCATCAATAATCATTCCAAGTCTACCTTCCATATATTTATTTTTTCTATCTCGTGTCATTAACTTGGCTTTTTTTCTAACTGTCATATTTTCTGAATCTTCATCCCCACCAGCAATAGCATCAAACACTTCTTCTGGCCATTTATCAATATCTAATTTACCTGTACCGAATGTTTCAAATCCATATTTTTTTAATAAAAATTCAAACTCTGTATCTGAATTAACTGCTTTCAATCCACTAACCGATACATTGATTTTTTTAGGAATACCAAACAATTCACCAGCAACATAAGATTTACCAGAACCTGGCCCTCCAGCCATAAAAACGGCTTTCAATATACCTTTGTCAAAGACTCCCTCTTCCAATAATTGTTTTAATTTAACCAAAATGGTTCTCCTATTAATATAGTATTATTCATATATAAATATAACAAAAGTTTAATTAAATGGGAATTATTGTTCTATCTAAACGAACACTACAAGAAATAAAACTTCCAGCTGCATTTAATCTAACATCAGAATTACTTATATCAGTTGTAAAATTAATTAAGTTCAAACCTGAATTTATTTGTGCATATTCCGTATTTGAAGCTGTTGAATTATGATGTAAAACCAATAATTCACTCACTTGATAATTTGAAGCACTTGTTACTTGTAAAGTGTATTTTGCTGAACGAAAACTTCCAGTATTAAAAGTATCAATTACTGATGATGAATTAGTCATTTGAACAAATTTAGTTTTAAATAAATCACCACTTGCACTTATGTTTCCACTTGCGGTTATATGATTGCCTTTTATAAAGCCAGTTGTTGTGAAGTTATTCATTGAAGCTGAATAAAATCCACCCATTGAAGCTGAATCTACTGAGAATGTTCTAGCAGTAGCACCTGTGAAAGTTCCTCCACCATTGTTTAATCCATCTCCAGCAGTTAGAGCGTTTGTTGTTGTTCCAATTGTTGTTGATGTGAACGCATTTGAACCAAGTTCTCGTGTTCCAACAATATTTGAACCATCTATCATTACAGCTGTTGCTTCCGAACCTTGATTTGATAATCCATTTAATATTAAACCAGCACTAGTTATTCTTCCACTTGAACTTATGTTTCCACTTGCAGTTATGTGATTAAATTTAACATTATCGGTAGTTCTTAAACCTAAACCTATATCACCACTAATACCTGTGACTCCAGAGGTTGTTTTTCTTACAGCTCCTTGATTCACACTTGTAATATCTGTTAAAAATGAACCAGTTTGATTTGATAAAACAAATGGAATATTACCTTTAGTTATTGAACCTGTCACATTCAAAGAGCCTGTGAATTGATGTGTATCATCCAATGAATTACCAAACTGTGTTGAACCTGATAATTGTTGTGTTGTGATGTTTGTTACTGATGAGGATACAATGTATTGTTGTGCAGTTAAACTTCCAGATATTTTTAAATCACCTATTTCATTACCTGTCAAATCATATAGACGATTATCTGAACCTGTTCGTTGTAATAAATTCTGAAAGGTGTCTTGGATATTCTTATTCGTTAAATCAAACGACATAACTTATAACCTTTATACCTTTGGTAGTTTTTTAATAACTTCTCGTATGAATTTTTTTGTTCCACCTTTATATTCAATTTTATTTGAATAGTTTTCAAGTATTGAAACAATTCTTTTTTTATCCTTTACAACCTTTTGTAATGTGATATTATTTTTTTTAAAAAATTCTACAATTTCATTGATTGAATTAGAATCATTTTTAACATTTTTAATTTTGACTTGTGGTTTTGTAGATTCTTTTATTTGTTTTTTATTACCTTGTGATTTTACCTCAACCGTTACTTTCTTTGATGTTGATACAACAAAGTTAGATTGCCAAGGTTCAATCAAAGTATCTTCAGCTATAACTTCTAACTTTATATCACCTGTAGTGTTTTCATCCAATAAACCTTTTAATTTTTTAATAGGAACTTTACAATTTCCATCTTTTGTTATTGTTCCTGGAAATAAAAGAGTTAAATCTTTCGTTTCAACCAATATTCTAGCACTTGAATTTTTTAAATCTGCACCTTCTAAGAATAAATCACATTCAAATGTTTCTTGTTTATCTGTGTATAATTTATACGCCACTTTTTATCTCCAATTTAACTTTTCCTATGATGGTTTCAGCTACTAACTCTACATCATCGACTTTAACTTCAACACTACCAACTTCTGTAACATCATCATAAACTTTTTCACCCTTAATTCGACAAATCAAATGAATAAGTTTTTTCTTCTTATTATCGTCAAGTTTATTTAATCTATCTTGTCTAGCTCTTCTTGAACCACTTCCAATTCCATCCATTATTTCTTGAATGAAATTTACATCGCCCCAAGTTACATCTGCTGTTCCCCAACTAAGTATTACATTCGATGGAATGTTATCATTTTGTTGGTCTTTACCAACTTGTAAAACATCACTATTCCATTGAATTGGAAATTTTTCAGCATTTTGATGTGTTTTTGCCATTATATAGTCCTATTCATATATAAATATAATAAAAGTTAAGAAAGATTGAATTTTATTAATCCACTCCAATTACTTTTCCAATATTTGCAGTAGCCACACCATTTACTTTTCCAATACTTCCAGCAGCTAAACTTACAACTTTATGACTATAACCTGATGTAGCAAGGGTTAATTCTAATTTAGGGTCTTTACTTGTTCCCGCACTATTTGCATAAAATATTTTAATTTTTACTTCGTTTGAAGTTCCTGGGTCAGTACCAGTTTTATCATAGTTACCTATTAAACCTGTATTTAATATTCCACTTCCTACTGCACTATTTATAGCCGTTATACCAGCGGAATTTATATCTATGGTATGATAACCTTCTGTGGTTGATATTTGTGTACTACCATAATTAGTCATAGTGCCAGGTCGGTCAAAATCACCAGTATCACCATCTAAAGTATTCCAACTAACAAGATAAACCGTTGATTGGTCTGTTCCAGTATCACCAAGATTATCACTATATACTTTAAATTGAGCAGATGCTACAGTACCTGATTCACCTGATAAATCAAATGCAAAGAAAGACCTATTACATTCCCATGTATTGGAAGTTCCTCTACCAAAAAACTTTGCATTATGAATACCCTCATCAAAACTTGCAGCACTATCATTGTGATTATTACCAGTAGAATCTCCTATCAATTGAGCCCAACTTGCCCCACCTACAATTGTACTTAGTGAGTTTTCAACATAACTATCTGGTTCTGCATCACCACCTGCACCACCAAGTGCAAATATCGTAGAATCTGGCATTTAAAACTCCTTCATTGGTAAATAATAAATTGTACTACCTGTAAAATAAGTATTTGAAGGTGGAGATACATTTATTGATTTATAAGTAACATTTTGTATACCATGATAATTCGACCTATTGTTTGAACGGTCGTGCCACCAAGTTACTTTTGTCCCACTTTTTGTCCAAGTGGATAAACTTGATGAAAATTGTTTTGCATTATCATCACCATAAGTATCATAAAATATTCCATCATATGTTCCTAATGAATCTTTGACATCATACCAACTTTGAGATACAATGGTTACATTGGATTTTCCATTTGCCCATTCTACGGCTTTTGGAATTATTTCAGGATGATTTTCAACAATAATATGAGAATCAATACTATGAGAATGCATATATCCAGCTGATATTCCCATACCGAAACCTATTTCCAATATGTCTCCACCACCTTCGGTTACATAAGCTGCAGAAGCTGACATTACATCATCTTCCCAAGACATCATAACTTCATTATCCATTCCATCTATTGTGATTTTATCAGATTCAAATACTAATGATTGTGATACATACCAATTACTCATTAAGCACTCACTTCAACAAATGTGTTATCAGGATTAAACCAAATTTGTCCGTTTGATGCATCTAAACAATAACCAACAACTCTAACTATATCAGTATTACCTGATGGTGCTGTAGCTGTGGCTTGTCCTGTACCACCCGTAGCTAAAAACAATACATCACCAACCGCACCAGGGTCGTGGTCTAATGTAACCGTACCTCTTAACAACATTCCATTTGTATCTGAAGCTGCTCCTAAAGCAACAGCTAATAAACCATCACAGTTTGCAACGGCGTCAGCATCAGCTAACTCCCAAGTTCCATCTGATTTGTAATGATAAATTTTACCATTATCCATTGATGTCGTACCACCAAAGAAAACCACATCACCTTGATGGTCAGCATCAGTATTAGATGTTTTATTAAATTTATTTGTAGTTATTGTCGCGGTTCCACTAACACCAAAATCACCTGAAGCTGATAATGAACCTCCAGCCATTGTAAGATTATTTCCAGTCTGTGTTAAAGTTACATCACCATTATCAAAGTTTATAACTCCACCTTCAGCAAGAAATAAATCTGACCATTGTCTATTAGAAGCACCCAAAGCTAATCCATTACTTGTTGCAGGTTGTAGACTAGTAGTGTTTAATTTCATTTCATCATTGTTACCTACTCTAAATCCTATAACATTATCAGCAGTTGCAAAATCAATTAAATCCGTAGAGTCTCTACCGATTTTTAAACCAGTATTTAGAATTGAATCTACACCTGTTACATCCCCATCTATTCCAGTCAATTCACCAATGATATTTCCACTACAACTTATATTTCCACTTGCGGTTATGTGTGATTGAACATTTAAATCCCCACCCACATCTAATTTAGAAACAGGTGTTGTATCCGAAATACCAACTCTTGATAAACCAGCATCTCCAAATATAAGTTCATTTTCACCTGAATCCATATAGGCAAAGTTCGCATCTACTTCACCTGTATTAAATGTATATGTATCTCCAGCTTGTGCATTAAATTGTATTCCACCTGTACTTAAAGAAATTAGGACAGATGTTGCAGTGTCAGCTCTAACTGAATCTACATCTATTGTTCCTACATTTGTAATGTTTCCGTCACCAAAATCAGCATTACCATTTATATCTAAACTCGCGCCTTTTAGAGCTCCACTTGCACTTATATCTCCTGCAGCTGTAAAATCATTCATTGAAGCAGAAAAGAATGGAGCTAATGAAGCTGAATCTACAGAAAATGTTCTAGCTGCAGCTCCATCAAAAGTTCCACCACCATTGTTTAATCCAGCACCTGCAGTTAAAGCATTTGGTACTTTTAATACTGATAAACTATCAGATGATAATTCCATTGTCGAAGTATCAGCTGAATTTGTGTTTAACATTGTTCCTTCAACTGAATTTGCTGCAATTGTCACTACACCACCATTAGTCATTGTCACATCACCACTTAATGCTGCGGCAGTAAAACCAGTTCCATCACCAATTAAAATTTGAGTGTTTGTTACTGCTTTGAATGATGGGTCACCTGTACTATTTGCATCTCTTACAAGAACTGTATTCGCAGCTGCATGTGCTAATTTTGCAAGAGTTATTGATTCATCAGCAACAGTAGCACTTACATTTGATAATCCAGCTCCATCACCACTAAATGAAGAAGCAGATACGAACCCACTTGCACTTATGTTTCCAATAACTTCTAATTTTTCACCGGGCGTTGATGTTCCAATACCAAGATTTCCTGTTGAGCCAGTTAACATCATTTTCTCAGTAAAATTATACGCACTTCCATTATTTATACCAAATTTTATACTTCCTTTCGCTGATAAATGAACATCTGCTTTATTTCCTAAGGCTTCTACAATATAATCATTTCCTGTTCCAACAGTAAAAGTATGTGATTTATTACTCGCACCAGTGGTTTCAATAACCAAAGAATTAGCACTTGATACACCACTATCATCAGCCTCACCAACCGTAAGTCTTGATGTATTGTTTGAAGTAAATACAGTCATTGAACCTGAAACTGATAAAGTGTTTTGTGGTGTGGGTGTTCCAATACCAACTTTTCCAAAATTACCACTACTGGTTACAATAAGTACATCCGTACCAGCAGTATTTTCTATTAAAAGATATTTTTGATTACTATCTGAACCTGATATATGTAATTGTGAAGTAGCTCCTGCTGTTCCAATACCAACATTACCACCACCACTTTGTAAAGCCACAGTGTTAGAACCAGATATAAAAACATTAGTGGTTTTACTTCCAAAAATAATATTTTTACCACTACCATCATCTCTAATTTCACCATTTTGTTCAAATACAATATCTACATTATTTGTTCCATCACCAATAAAAACATCAGAAGCACCATCACCTAACAATACATCCCCAAGAACATTACTGATGACTAAATCATCACCATCAGCTTTTATTTGTCCTGAACCAGAACCAGCTGAACTTGAAAATTGTATTAATCCCGATGAGGGTGTTATCAGTACATCACTAGCCATTTATATTCTCCCACTAATTCTTTTTTTAATCGTATTAAAGTTACTTCTTACAACAGGTTTGTTTGGTGTATTTCTATCTAATCTAACCTCTGCACTTCCTGCTTTATCAAATCTAACAATTGGTTCTTTAATAAAAAAGTGTTCTTCTCTTGTATTCGTACTTGAAACTCTTACACCATAAAGTAAATAAAATCCACATTTTTGTGGTTGTATAGTTAGTGTTTTATTTTGAAAATCTCCAATACTTGCATTTGTATATGCAACATCTTCACGAAATCCAACACTTTTGTTTGGATTTGGTTTATTAGTACTTGTGTATATAGTTGTATCGTATTCACCGAGATTATATCTACCCATTTTATAATCACCACTCATTTTTGCTGTTAATCTTGGATATGTAAAATTACCATCCGTTCCTACGGATTGTAATTCACAAGATAATCTAACGGTTGTTCCTGCTGGAACATATACAATATCCATCACACCAGCCGCACTATCATCACCGAACTTCACTTTCCAATAACCACCATCACTTACCCATTCTTTTAAACATTGTCCTATTTGCATAGCCAATCCATCTATTTCATGATTGTATTCTTGATACACAGCTTTTCCTGTTGTTCCAGTTGTTCTATCCCATTCAGTTCTTGGATGTGACGCCATACGAAGATAATTTGAATATTGAACTGGTGTGAAACCCTCAGGTGCTGTTACATCCCATCTGTTTTTAATATATGAATCTAAAAAGTATACAGGACCAGTTCCATCACCCATATAAGGCCAATAAGTAAAACCATCCATATGGAATCTATCATTAAGTTGATTTGGTGATGAGTAAAAATCATAATAAGGTCTACCTTGATTGTTTAACATAATCCAATGTCTTCTGTTAACATTTTCTCTTGTATGATACCATATTGTTCCATAACTTTCAACTCTTGTTATATACATATAATTAACATCACAATAAACTTCTGAACTGTTATCTAATAAAAATCCAGTATGGTCGGAACGAGTCATATAACAACCATTGAATTTTGCATGTGCTCCATAACCCCAATTATACATATTGTAATAACCATCATATGAAACAATGTTTCTTGTTTCCATACCCCAAGAACTTCTAACCATAAATCCACGATGTGTATCGTTAGAATTATTCGCACTACCATCCCAAGTACAATTTGTAGCTTCTGATTGATAACCATAATTCAATGTATCAGTACTATCAGGGTCTAATCCACCATTGTATCCAGCAATACAAACTCCAGCTCTATAAAAGTTATTGTTTGTATTTCCACCTAATCCTTTGAATTGTACATCTTTAAACCTAATACGCCGCGTAGCTGCATTATTACCAAGACTACCCCAATTCTCAATATAAACAAAAACTCTATCATCAGCATCGTCACAACGAATCACACAATCTCTTGTAAGAATTGTAACTAAACTTCCTACTTTATGAACATATCTAACTTGGTCGTCTAATGTTACTGTAGTTCCAGCAATAGCAGTGATTGTATATTTTGTGTCATAATCCCAACCAGTATTTGTATCATTGTTTACATCAATTAAAATTTCATCACCAACTGCTAAATCAGAAGCATTACCCACCACAATATCTGCAGTTGAATCAGCTGATTCAATAGCAGTTGTTAGAGTGGTTGCATTTCTTCTAACTTGTGAACCACTTGCTGCAAAAAGTTGAGTTCCTGAAGGAGTTGTATCTGTAAGTAAATCTTTCCCATGTCCATTTAAATGTCTTCTTTCATTTCCTGTTTGATAAATTGTTTTACCTATTAAGTTAGCTATTGTACCTGATACATTTGCATCAATTCTAATAAAATTTCTTAAAAAGTCAATTCCAGTTATTGATACAACATTTCTATCACTACCAGTTCCAAATATTATTTTGTATCCTTCTCTAAATACTTTTGCATTATCAACAAGTATCATTCTTGGATTTACAAATCTTTGAATTGTAGCAGTTGGAGATACGAATTGTCTGTAATAAATTTTGTTTGCACCTGCTGTTGTATCAACATCGTGAACCCAAAAACTTTCATCATCACAATGTTTATATCCTGTAAATCTTGAATACACAGAAATCCAATCACCAGCTGCAAAATTAGAAGCTGATATAACAGGTAAATAATCTTGATTGTAATCAATATAATTTGAACAACTTATAGCTGTGATTAATGCCTTATCCGTACCTTCACAAATAACTTGAGTTCGTGTTTGTGTTTCACACCATATAGCATGTTGTTCTGAATTTGTTCCTTTTAAAACTAATTCAGTATTTGCTTTCATTTCAAACTTACCAGCTGAATCGGATTCACCTTCTGTAAAATAATTTGATTCACCACCATAAATTGTAGCTCTACCATTAAGTTTAAACTGACTTCCACTTTGAAAAGATAAACAACCATGTACAGTTATATCACCATAACCATTTGTTGGCATATCTATTGTACTAGCAGTAACACTATGTCCAGCAGCAATAGTGAAAGTATCACCATCTGCAGGTGTAGCACCACCCCAAGTTGCTGATGCTGTAAAATTACCTGATTGATTTGAGGTTAAAGCTGCCATTATTCCATTTCATCCTCTGGATTTGTTTCAAACATTTTGTCATATTCTGTTGTATTACCTGCTATCTCAAATGATAACTCATCATTTGTATCAATGATTGTAGAATCCGTTACAGATAATACTATTTGTTTAACATCATTTGAAACCACTATTTGTTTTGTAGATTTATCATAATTTATTTTTATTATCATTGATGATTCCTTATTAATTCTATATCTTTTCTTGTTCCATGTATGATATAATAACAATGAATATTTTCTTTTGTTTTAAACATACCATTTATATCTATAAATATTTTATTTTCTTTAATTTCTTTAACAAACAATTCTTGATGTTTTCCAATACTTGTTAATTGAGTTGTAATTGTATTTTCATCAACCAACCATTCCCATTCTTTAGGTAAATAAATCACATTATCACCTTTTAATTCACCTCTATAAAATACATCATTTTGTTGTCCCTCTAAAACACCATATTCTAACTTACCACCCTCTGGCTTGTTTATTACAAATGATTTAGAACCAGCTATTAATTTACCACCAATCGTTATAGTTGAAGTACCTGAACCACTTATATTACCTAGTACTTCTAAGTTTCCACTTGCAGTTATATTTGTATTTGTTGAAATAAATCCACTTGCACTTACATTACCTGTTATTCTTAATTCTCTCTCATCACCCATAAATTCTGCATATGCTGTTGCTCCGTGTTCAATTTGTATATTATCATCAGGAGCTAAAATAATATCTTCATCTGCAGATATTACTAAATCCTCAGCTGCACCCGTATTTGCTTTTATGAATGTATCAGTTGAATCAAAGAATATTGCTTTGTTCTCAGCTATTGTTATGTTATCTGCAAAATTTGAAGTTCCATCCACATCAATGTTATCTAAATTTGCTGTTCCGTTTACATCAATGTCACCTTCTAAATCTATGTTACCATTAATTGTTGCATTCCCACCAATAGTTAGGTTTGAAGCACCTGAACCACTTATGTTTCCTTGAACTTCTAAGTTATCTGTGGTAGTTATATCACCTGATGCAGATAGTATTAAATCACCTCTTCTATTAATTAATTCAGTAGCACCTGCGTTGTGTTTTAAAACAAATTGTTGTGGGTCATTAGTAGCACTATCGTTTTGTGATGATAATAAAACATCTTGGTCATTAGCCAATGAAAGTATTGAACCAGTAGCATCAGTTCCAGGAGTTACTTTTATTCTACCACCAGCAACTATCTCCAATTTCTCTGTTGGAGTAGCCGTTCCAATTCCAATATTTTGAGAACTACCTTGTGCAAACAATGTATTACTTCCACCAGCTTTAACGTGGAAGTCAATATCTCCACCATCACCAACCACTATATTGTCTTGTGAACCATCTTCAGTAATAGTTATAAATGCTTCATTACCAGCTTTAAAAGTTAAAGTATCTGTTCCAAATGATATTAATGTATTTGTATCACCAATATGAGTTATGGTACTACCAACAACAACGGTGTTGGCTGATAATTCACCACTTGAACTTATGTTTCCACTTGCGGTTATGTGAGTTGTAGCTACATTAGATAGGTTACCATCAACAGTTATGTTACCCTTAACCTCTAATGTTGTAGTGCCCGAACCACTCATTACCAATGCTGCATCAGTTTGTGTTAAATTTATTTCACCATTATTAAAATTAATAACAGCTGCATCAGCAAGGAATAAATCAGAAAATGCAAGACCAGCTGAACCTAACGAATGACCATCATTAGCTGCTGGAAATAAAGCTGCATTATTTAATTTTAATTCATTACCAGCGTTAACTCTAAATTGTATTTGATTGTCTGTTGTGAAATCAATTAGGTTGTCAGCATCTCTACCGATTTTTAAATCTGTTGCGAATGTGTTACCACCAATGGTAGCACTTACATTTGATAAATTTGAACCATCACCTACAAAACCACCACTTGCACTTACGACTCCACTTGCGGTTATGTGACCAGTTACATTTATACCACCATCAGATGTTTCAAATTTTGTAGAATTGTTATGTTTTAATTCTGTTCCAGCTCCTTGTGTGAATACAGCAATTGTGTTACCATTATTTTGAGCTCTTACTCTTATTTCAGTACCATCTATATATAAAGCACCTGTTCCTTTATCTTGTATGTAACTATTTGAACCATTATGCCATATATGTAAATCATCACCAGTTCCAATTTTTATTTTTTTATTATCTTCTAAATTTATTTCACCGAATGAACCAGTTCCTGTAAGAGCAATTACATCACCACTCGCACTTATGTTACCACTTGCGGTTATGTGTGAGGATACTCTTAAATCTCCAGTAATGTCTAATGAAGCACTTGGTAGAGCCATATTAATACCAACTGTATTATTTCCACCATCTACAAATAACATATGTGTATTAGCGTTAGACTCAACTCTAAAATCCATATCAGCACTTAAATCATTAACAACAACAGCGTCATTAGAACCCTCTACAAGTCTAATCATTTCAACAGCACCGGCTGTAAAAGTTATTTGGTCACTTGTAAAAGCTATTTCTGTATTTGCATCTCCTAAATGGATGATTTTCTCAGCAACATTTATATTTTTTGAGATTAAAGTACCACTTGAACTTATATCACCAAGTGCAGTTATGTCATCCGTTGATGTAATTTGTTCTGCAGTTATTGTTCCAAGAGATGTGATGTTTCCACTTGTTAAAATGTTTCCACTCGCACTTATGTTTCCACTTGCAGTTATATGTCCATTTACATTAATACCGCCATCTTTAATATCTGCTACTTCTGTATTATTAGCATAAAAGTTTATTTGATTTGTATCTTCAAAATCTATTTTAGTTTGGTCATCTTCTCCAATTTTTAAATCGGTAGCGAATATAGAAGTTATAGTTGTTTGAGCAGCTGTAATAGCTACATCATTTGCGTTTGCAGTTATACCATCACCACCAATTACATTAACTGTAGCTGAGCCCCCAAGTGTTATAGAACCTCCACCAGTTAAACCAGTTCCAGCAGTTACGGTTACTGCATCTTCAGCTAATTTAGCAATAGGTATTTCGTCATTATCAATTTCTGCTACGATGATAGCAGCTAATCCATCGGTAACTGCATCAGCATCAAGAGTAGCTGCTTTAATTGTTCCACTTGAACTTATATTTCCACTTGCGGTTATGTGTGAAGATATTGCAGCTCCTAATGCAATTGTATCAGTAGTAGCCTCCGTTAAGGTTATCATATCTACACCACCAGCTGCAAGTGTTATTTTATCAGTAGCAAATGCTATTTTTGTATCAGTATCACCACTATGTACTACACTATCAGAGAGAAATATATCATCACCAACCACTAAATCATCTTTAACAGTTAAATCATCAAAAAATCCATTACCACTTGCACTTATGTTACCACTTGCAGTTATATGTCCGTTGAATAAATGTGTATCTATTATCGCGTCACCAAATATATTTGAACCTTCGGTTTGGATAGTTGATGAAGTTATAAATGATGATGTGAAATGTGTTACATTAAGTTTTGTAGCTGTCAAGTCTGAAATTGTAACTGCATTAATCGTTCCACCATTTATTTGATTACCACTAATTGTGTCTGCACTTATCTGTCCAGCGATTGTATCAGCTGTAATTGAACCACCCAATACAGTTGATGTTCCAGCGATTGTAATGGCGTCTTCTGCTAATTTAGCAATAGGGATTTCATCATTATCAATTTCAGCAACAATAGCTGCGGCTAATCCATCAGTAACAGCTGCTGCGTCAAGAGTAACGGCCTTTATAGTTCCACTCGCACTTATTTCATTAGCAGTTAAATATCCAGCTGAACCAGTTCCAACAATAGTTATATTATTAAATCCTAATATATTTCCATTACTACCACTTATGTTTCCACTAGCAGTTATGTGAGATGATATTGCAGCCCCAAATGAAATTGTATCAGTAGAGGCTTCTGTAAGTTTTAACAATTCTGTAGCACCAGCTCTAAATGCAATTGAATCTGTACCAAATACTATTTTTGTATCAGTATCACCTATATGTCGAATATCACCAGCAACACTCAAAACACCTCCTACAGATAAGTCAGCTGTAATTTCAGCGTCATCCGATGAAAAAAGGTGTTCAGCAGATACTGTACCAGCACTTGAACTTATATTTCCAATAGTTGTAAAACTATTCATTGATGCAGAGAAAAATGGAGCAATTGAAGCTGAATTTACAGAAAATGTTCTTGCAGTAGCTCCTGTAAAAGTTCCTCCACCATTATTTAATCCATCACCTGCAGTTAGTGCATTTGTTGTCGTACCAATAGTTGTTGAGGTAAAAGCATTTGAACCTAATTCTCTTGTTCCAACAACACTTGAACCATTTATCATAACAGCTGTTGCTTCCGAACCTTGATTTGATAAACCTTTTATTGTTAATGTTTTTAAAGTAGTCGTACCACTAGCACTTAAATTTCCACTAGCAGTTATCTGATTAAATTGAACATTATCAGATGAACCGAATTGAGCTGATGAGCTGATTGTGGTAGAACCTTTTAATATATTAGCTACAGTCGCTGTTCCACCTAATGTAGTTGAACCAGCTCCCCCAATTGTAATTGCATCAGAGGCTAATTTAGCGATTGGGATTTCATCATTATCGATTTCACCAACAATAGTAGCAGCTATCGTATCATTAATTAAAGAATTTATTTGTGCTGAACTTGAAACTAATGTTTTTGCAGTAACAACTTCATTAGCACTTACTCTTGTTGAGAATGAAGCACTTGATTCTACAATTGAACCACTTATATCCGTAGCGATTTGAGCAGATGAACTAATTACTCCTGCTCCTTTTAACCCACCTGCGTCTAAAGTCAATGTATCAAATGTTACATCACCATCAGTTCCTAATCCATTAACATCAACATCTACACCATTAAGTTTAAACTTTCCTTGAGAAGAGCCAGCAGATGAAGCACTAACTAAACCAGCTGGAAGTTGAGCTGAACTACTAAATACCCCTGCTCCTTTTAATCCCCCAGCGTCTAAAGTTAATGTATCAAAAGTAACATCACCATCAGTACCTAAACCATTTACATCTACATCGACACCATTAAGTTTAAACTTCCCTTGAGATGAACCTGCAGCCGATGCACTAAATATTCCACTTGGTAATTGAGCAGATGAACTAAATGCTCCAACACCTTTCAATCCTCCAGCGTCTAAAGTAAGAGTGTCAAATGTTGGGTCTCCGTTTGTTCCCAATCCATTAACATCCACATCGACACCATTTAGTTTAAATTTACCTTGTGATGAACCTGCAGCTGAACTACTTACAACCCCACCTGGTAAAGTAGCACTTACATTTGTTAATCCAGCACCATTACCCTCTAATCTACCAAATGAACCAGTTGATATTGAAGAGCCACTTACATCCCCTAAAAATTCAGTATCTTTACTAACTAATATTTTTTCACTTGAATTTGTAGTTGTAAATTTTATATAGGAGTTTGAACCTTCAGTAATGTTTAGAGCATCTGCCAAATTATCTGTAAGTGTGATTTTATTTTTTGTAGTATTACCACCAAATGTTATGTTAAGTCCTTGTGCAGCATCATCAACGACAATACTATCAGCTGCAAGAGAACCAACATTTGTAATGTTATTATCACCTAAAGATAAATTTCCAGCCAAAGCAGTAATTGTAGTTGAGCCAATTGTTCCACCATTAATTTTATCACCACTAATTTCATCATTATCTATCTCAGCTACAATTGCTGCAGCTAATCCATCAGAAACAGCTGCTGCATCTAAAGTAGCTGCTGTGATAGTTCCACTCGAACTTATGTCTCCACTTGCGGTTATGTTAGGAACAATTGTCGCAGTAGCTCCTCTAATAGAGGTCTTTTGTGTGGCGTTTCCAAATCTTATTTGGTCACCATTTGCAAAATATTTTACAGATTGTTTATTACCAGCATTGAATTGAGTAGAAGTTATTGTTCCACTTGAACTTATGTTAGAACTTGCAGTTATATTGGTGGTTTCTAAACCATTTTTTATTTTAAAGTTTTTTGACACAGCTTCACTCTCCACTATATTGTCTATATGTTATAAATATAAATTTTTTAAATTAATGTCCTAACGAATTTCACACTACAACTAATAAATGAACTATTACCAAGTAATCTAACATTTGAATTACTAACATCTGTAGTAAAATCAACTAAATTCAAACCTGAATTTATTTGTGAATATTCGGTATTAAATGCACTTGAACTATTCTGTACAACTAACATTTCACTTGATTGAATATTTGATGCACTTGTTACTTGTAATAAATATTTACAAGTTTGAAAACTTGATGTATTAAATGTATTAATAACGGTAGATGATGCAGCTGTCATTTGAACAACCTGACCTAATAAAACAGAACCTGTAAATTGATGTGTATCATCAACTGAATCACCAAATATCGTTGAACCACTTGAAAATGATTGTGTTATGTTTGAAACAGTTGAATTAACTATATATCTATTACCAATTATATCACCACTTGCACTTATATTACCTGCTACTTGTAATGCTACAGTTGGAACAGATGTTCCAATACCAACATTCCCATTGGAGTCAATTCTTATTCTTTCAGTATCAGTTCCATTAAGTGTTGTAAAGAATTGTAGATTTGAATCAACTGAAGCATTAAAACCGATTGAAGAATTATATGCATTATCTTTTCCAGCTATTATAGCACCAGCCGGCTGTGAAATTGCTCCTCCACCAGTATTATCTTTATGTTTAAATTCAATACCAGCACCTTTATCAGTTCCCGTATCAGTATTTGAATTTTCTATTGTTATTATGGAATTACCACCATCGGTATCTTTAGAAAATATAAATTCACCACTAGCTGTTATATTACCTAGTATATTATCAACACCACCAATGTTTACAGTAAAACTATCAGAACCGCTTATTTCATAAACATCTGCATCTACATCATAACCCATTCTTAATGCTACTTCTGAAATACCTCTTTCATCTACAAATTTTACATATCTATCCGAGCCTGTATCTATTAAAATTGGAATATCAGAATTAACATCAGAACCACCTGCAAAAGTTAAAGTATCAGTAACAACCGTATTACCTAAATTTGCATTACCTTGAAATATATTTGCCTCATCATCTACTGGCAATCTAACTTGGTCTGTATAAATCCATTGGTCACTTGGTAATCCTAAAGTATTAGTTACCTTTTCACCTATGAATTTATATCTTAATAATCTATCGTATTCTGTATCTAATGATGTGAATACAATTGAACCAGTATTTTGACTACCACTTAATGATGCACTTAGAAGTGTGTTTTGTTTAAATTTTTTGGTCGCATCAGTATCACCTGTGAATTTGATTTCATTTTGAAACGAACAAGAAACAGAACCTGTAATTCTACCATATGCTACAGAGGCGGAAAGTGCAAAACCATCTGTAGCTGTATTGACAAAACTAGCGACAGTACCACCTTTTGTAATATAGGATGTTTTTTTACCCTCTACACTTTCTAATAATATTCTTAGATTATAAGTTGGCATTATGATTTTGCCTTACCTTTTATTGGTATATTAATAGCACTACCTTTAACATTGTGAGTTGTACCAGTTAATGAATTTTTACGAGTTGGAACACTATTTTTACCAAATGAGAATTGTCCTAAAGCTGTTTTGGTTTCGTGTTTAGATTGTAAAACTTTTGGTGAATCAGCATTAATTAAATTTTTTCTTATGTTAATTGGAAATATACATCTATAATTCATAGCGCCAATAAATTTTTTTGGTATTCGTTGTATGTCTGCTCTTCTTCCATATCGTTTGTTTTTTAAACTACCAACAATAGTTAAAGTACCCTTTCCATCTTGAACTTCTTTATATGTTCTTAATGGGTCTTTTAATATCTCTACAAAACAAGTAGCAACACCATTACTTTGTTTTAAAGTGGTAACATCGGATTTCAATACAACATTATTACTTGATTTAAATTCAAAAAGAATACGAGAATTTTCTCTTAATTGATAATTTTGATTTTTTGAATCCAATATAGATAAGTTAAAATAATGTTTTCCAAATGATAAATTATCAGACAATCCATTTATATTAAAAAACATTGGATTGTTTGAATTACCTTCAAGAAAAACATCAATTTCATCTAAATCATATCTATTCGCGTATGTTGCAGTGCTACTAAATTCCAAGAGATTTCTCCATATAAGATTTCATATATAAATATTGAATAAAGAAATTATTTGAATTTATATTTTTGATTTTTAATAATTCTTAATAATTATTATTAAATAGAGGAATTTATTATGGAAAAGAAAATAAGGTCAATATCAATATCTGAAATAATAGATAGTAAACTTATAAATGATAGTAAGTCAAGAGGATTGACTATATCAGCAAATCTATCAAGAATATTATTTGATTATTTTAAAAACGAACCTAAAGACACAGATAGAATTTTAAAGCTTTAATTCATCACCACTTTACTCAAACCATTGTTTACATTAATTGGAATCAATGTATCCATATAATCTTTGATTGTATCCAAGTGAGTAATAATCATTGTGAAATCAAATTGAGTTCTCAAGTATTGAAATGCTCCCTGCATATTAGCAATATTATCAGAATCCAATGCACCGAATCCCTCATCTACAATTATGAAGTTTGGACGAGGTAATGTTGATACATTGATTAATCCAATACGAATAGCAAGAGAAGATACGAATCTTTCCATACCTGATGATAATTCAAGATTCCATTTATCATCACCATAACATATAAATGCATCAATCATTTTATCTTTCATCTCTAATTCAATATGGAAACCAGCATTCATATTTTCTAATACATTGTTGATTTCTCGTTCAATCGAAGGAATAGCTTTTGAGATTAATTCATAAGGAACACCATCTTTAGAAAGAGCTAAAAGATATAAATCATAATCCAATATCTTTTGTTCTATATCAACAAGATTTTGAATATCATCTTCTATTTGTTGTTTTTGGTTTTTAGCAACTGATAGTGTTGATAATACTTTTTTATAATCTTTATCTATGGATATTGAATCCATTTGTAGTTTAGATATTTTAGAAGTTAAATTAGATATTTGTTCATTTAATCTTTTATTGTTTTCAATCTTTTCTTCTAACTCATAGTATCTTTTTACATTAGATTCCAATGTAGTTAATTCACTTTCAATGTGATTTAATCTACTTTCTTGTGTAGAAATCTTACCACCAATCTTAACAGCATCGTGTTGTATTTGATTTAATTCTTCAGAGAATATTTTAAACTCACGATTTCTTTCTTCTGCATCACCTAACTTTTCAAGTCCATATGATGACTTTTTATAATGAGCAGTTAAATTAGAATGTTCATCAAATAATTCTTTTATTTTATTTTGTATTTCATCTTGTTCGTGTATTTGTTCTTTACCATTTTTTATACAAAATTCACAATTTTCATCGTATTTAAATTTCATTAAATCTGCGTTGTGATGATTTAAAGATTTAGTTTTTGATTCATTAAGTTTTAAAGCATTCTCATAATCTCTAACATCTTTTTTTAGTTCTTTATATTTTTCATAATCTTCTTGTATTTTTTCTTCATCTATTTCAGAAAGTTTCTTATGATAATCCATATACATTGGACGAAGTTGTTCTTTGTATTCTTTATCATCTTTAAGTTGAGATTCAATAGTTTGTTTTTCAGATATAAGGTTTTGTTGTAAAGTTTTTAATTCTTCAATATCATATGTTTCATCTATTTTATATAGTTTTCTAACTAAATTTATTTTATCAGATTCTAATTCGGTTAATTTATTACCAATTGATTTATCTTTTGTATTCAATTCATCTTCATCTTTTTCCATTTCAATGATTCGTTGATTAATAGTACCTAATTCTTTATATGAATCTTTCTTTTGGAATTGTCGTAACATAACTCGTTCTTCATTTGAATCGGATTTGGCTATAGTTTCGAGTTGTTCAAACACCTCAATATCCATAAAAGTAGAAAGAATTTTTTTTCGCTCAGATTGTTTCTTGTCAAGGAAGTTCATACCATTGGTTTGTAGCGATAACGAGGTAAGGATGAAGTCGTCAAATGTTCCTAACACTTTCTTGATTTCCTCATTAGTTCCCCCACCATACTGAGAATTAAAACGGGCTGCTCCACTTAAATCCACTTCTTCACCACCTTCGTCTATCATATAGAACTTAACCTTAACTGGACACTGATGAGATACTTTACCATTCTTATGATTCACTCTTTTGTAAGTTGCATCTCTTTCAATCCAATAATCCATACCATTGATTTCTAAATTCAATTTAGCTCTGAATGTAGTTTTCTTTTTATTCATTACATCCAACGCTCGATTAGTTCTACTACATACATCATAGATTGTATATGCAATAGCATCCATTATAGCAGATTTACCACTATGGTTAGGAGCAACTACACCAACCGTTCCATCCAATTTAGTAAAGTCTATTTTGTTTCCTTTACCATAACAAAACATATTGTCAAATTCAAATGATTTAATTTTCCAATCCACATTCCTTGTAATATCACCATCATATATTTCTGGTGAGTTATTCGTCATATCATTTATGTGTTGTACTCTTTTAATTGTTTCTTCATGTATGCCTTCAACATTTCTTTTCAAGAAATCTTCAATTAATTCATTCTGATAATTAATATCTCTTACATCACCGATGTCCAACTTATTCTCTCTATCACCACCAATTGAAATATTATCTTGTCTTTCCGTTACAACATCTTTAAGCTTTGGATACTTCTTTCTTACATCCATTTGAATGTCTTTAATTTGTTCCAATGTTGTATTTGTATACTTTATCTTAATACTACCTTTTGGTGGTATGAAATTCATTTTGTTTTGAATCACACCATCTACCACTTGTAGTATTTTATACCCATAATCATTCTCTACTTGATGATATTCAGCTTTTCTTTTTTCTACATCCCATAATAGAAATCCGTGACTTGGTTCTTCTGAATAATTTTGTTGAATCAAAGAACCTGGATATGCAACTCTTTCATCTACATCTAAGAATTGTCTTTTATGTATATCACCCAACATCACCATATCATAACCTTGAAATGTATCAACCTTTACTCTATCGTCTTCCACTTGAAATCCATTATCATAAAAGTGTTTATCCACTCCACCGTGAAATAGTGCAATCTTGTTATCACCCATATCTTTAGGGTTAGGTAAACCTGTTGTTAATTGTTTACCTTCTTTATCAATATCAAATATAGACATAACACCAAAGTCAACATTATCCATTGTATAAACACCTGATTGTTTCCAATAATGTAAATTAGGTGTAATCTTTTTAACTAAATCAATAATAGGAGAAAGTGTGTCTTCTCTTGATTTGTTATTTAAATTACAATCGTGATTACCTGGTATGATAATTGTAGGAGCAATCTTACATAATTCTAAAAAGAAGTTTGCAACCATTCTTACTTCTTCGGGTGAGGTATCCAATTTTCCATGAACTACATCACCACCAATGTATATAGCATCTGGTTTTAAGTCTTTTAATTGTTTATATAGATTTTTAAATACTTGTCTGTATTCTACAAATCTATGTAGTTTTCTAATATGTATATCTGCTAAATGAGCAATTGTTTTAACCATATAATCTGCCTTTTATAATATCTGAAAATGTTGATTGTTGAGTTGTATTGAGTAACTCCCAAAATCTTGTGAAACCTAATTCTGATGGGTCTTTATCCTTCATATTTAATAAGTATGTTGAAATTCCATAATCCATTAAAAACTTACTTAACTTAATTGCGTCTTGTCTAGCATCCTCATCCAATGCCACATATATTGTTTTTACTTTTTTTTCTACTAATCTCATAACCAATGTCTTACTTGGAAACTTACCTAATAAAGGTATAGCATTTCTTCTAATAGCAATAGCATCAAATACACCTTCAACTAAAACAATAGGTTCATTCCAATTTATAAACATCTCAAAACACACTGTATCCTTTGACATCGGTGGATTTTTGTATTTAAACTTACTATTTGGAAACATATCTCTAGCTATAAAATAATTCAATTTACCATCAGCATCATAACTTGGAATAATAATACGATTAGAATACCCATTTGATGAACAATAACCCATAGAATAACGAAGAATATCTATTCCACCTATTCCTCTCTTCTTTAAATAACTTATGGCATTTCTATATAATGGGTCTGTTGATGGTTTCCAAAGTGGTTGATAACATTGAGGTAAACTGACATTATATTCTGTCTTTTTATCTTTTTCATATTTAACACCTTTATAATCACCAAGTATTCTTAATACTTCTGATATGATTTGTTTAGGTGCGTTTATTTTTCTAAGTAATATTCCAATCTTATGACCACCAGCATTACAAACCCAACAATGCCACTTTTGTGTTTCAAAGTTTACTTGAAGTTTCTTTTTATGATGATTACAAAAAGGACAATGGAAAGCATGTTCCCCACCTTTCATTTCATAACTTGGATATAAAACTTTTTCTAATAATTTAACTAATTCGTATTTATACATCTAAGACAATATACGAAACATTTAGTATTAAAGTCAAGCTTTATTTTCATAAAGTGACATTACTAAACCATCGTACATATCGATATTCCTTTTATCCCAATTTCCCCGTGCAGTTTCTTTACACCATTTTTTGGTATTGTACATTTCTTCAATTTTCATTTTAACTAAATCTTTTGCTTTTATTCCCTTGACTCTAGCTTTTCCAAATACTTGTTTTCTAGCAGTCATTGGATTTATGTTATTAACTCTATAATCAAAGTGTTCTAACATAAAACAAAGTATTGCATTAAACTTAGCTAATTTGATAATAACTTGTTGTGAAGTTCTTCCACCAGCAAATCCTGATAAACTATCTTCAATATTAATATCAAGTACATCATTAATATACGAACTTTCATTCAATTTTTCAAGCACTTTTTCAACTTTATCTTTGGGTGTTTGTTCTTTTTTGATGTCGATGAATCCCATATCGAGAATCTTCTTATCTTGTGTGAATGCATAACCGACACAAGTCGTTGATGCATCTAATCCTAATATAACCATTTGTCTCCTAAATGTCTAATTTTATTTTAAATCTTGTATTTATCTTATCACTTTTTATAATTGGTCTTGGTAGAGTAGCTTGAATTACAGGTGTATCATAATCACCCCTCTGATACAAATTAATTGTTGTAATATATGGTTGCCAGGCACTACTTGAAAAAGTTGATGCTACATATGGTGTTCCTAAAGTTAGTGGTTCTGTACTTCCACTCAAAACATTTCTAATTGAATAATTCATTGTTAAATTAAAATCTTGAGGTATTAAAGTAACATTATATTCGTGAGTGGTAATTGTGTGTTGTGAATCAAATTTTAATGTATAGTTTGTAGCTAAATCAGAATATTTAACACTACCACTCCAAGAACCCGTTTCTGTAATTACTGCTAAACCTTTATCATAAAATATATTACCAACGTAATTATCAGATGATGAAGCATTTGTTATACTTTGTGAATGATGTGCATTAGTTGAATATAAATTACCAAAACCATCATCTATAATTATTGGATTAACACTATTGTTATCTGCATTAGAACCTGAAATATCTGTGAATTTAAAACTACCCTCTTTTATTTTTTCACCATAATACTGAGATGGAATTATGATTAAAGAACTATTTGGGTATCCGTGATATTTAGTTAGAAATTGTTCACCATTCGTTGGTTTTATTGACATATTACTTGATGGAGCTGTAAATTTTGTTTCACCCTCATATTTAGGAGAACCACTTGTATAAAACATTACATTTAGTGAGTCCCAATAGTTGGTGTTTATTGAACCAGAAGTTATTTTTTTTGATTGAACACCAAGAGATGATGTAGTAAGGTTTTGAGTATAATTTACAATATTATTTTCAATTATAGTTGATGATTTATCAATCTCTCCAAATACATGCATAGCAACCTATCATTAATAAGTTAATTTAACTTTTATTGTAGCTTCTGAACTAAAGTTTTTCTTCAATGGTGTTGAAAGATTTCCTACAGCTACCATATCACCAGATGCATTATATAATTGAACTGATGTAATATATACTGATGGATTACCTTTCATTGTTTTTTGTCTTACTTCATTTAATGAACCTGAAATAAATGTTGGGTTATTTGAAAAATTCATTTGGCCACTTCTAACTCTACAGAAATATTGAGCACTTACTTGGTCTTCTTCATCTCTAAATTCAAGTTGAGCTCCAGTAGGTTGTAAACAATTTACAAATCTTAAAGCAGTTTTTTTATTTGCATCTACAGCTGTAGTGTATCCAAAACCTTTTTGAGAAGCTGAATCAAATGCTACAACACCATTTAGTTCAGAATGTTTACCTGGAATTGAACCTGATAATTCTCTAGCACTAAGTACCATAATTCCCATATCAGGATAAAAGAAACCAAAGTTTTTTACTGTAGCTGCACCAGCGATAACACCGGTAGAAGATGCACTTACAATATTATATCTATCACCAACAGGTGTAGCGGTTGGATTTGTTGTACTACTATCATCTTTTAAATATAATGCTGGAGCCCCAGCAGTTGCAGAGGTTGAACCACTTAATGCTATTTGCCAAGTTCCTTTATTAATTCTATCTTTCATATTTGAACGTCTAGCAGAAAGAACAAATATTTCAGTATCTTTTCCACTAGCAACAGCACTTGTTGTTGCTGGGGACGAAATAAAAAATCCACCAGTTACTTCTGTAGGTGCTAAAAGTAAATTAGCATATTGTTTATAAATAGCTTCAGTTGGAGCTTTAATTGCATTAGCATCATCATCTGAACCAAGACCACCTGTACTACCAAATGCAACATTAAATTCTTCAACAGTTGGTGTTGCATTATTTGATATTCCAAAGAAATAAGTTTCGTTGGTATCTGATAATGATGTTGAAACCACATTAGCAGCTGCTAAAACTGCGGCACCATTTGAAAAATATGGACTTGTTACTTTTTCCGTTTGGGTTATTTTATCCATACCCTCCGTTGAATCTAAACTTATATTTCCTCCAGCTATAGCCATTTATATATCTCCTAATTTATTTTACCCAATGGATGTTGTTCTTATTGCTGTTACATTTTTAGTAACATTGTTTATTACTCTAAATGAATTATAAGCTCCAGTTTCAATGTGCACTACATAAACATTTGTTTCTTTCCCTGCAGTGTCTTGTTGAATTGCACTTAAATCAAATGCGTTACCATTAAATCCATATTGTTGAGCAAATGGGATGTCTTGTTCTTGTAAAAATTGTCTACTTGTTCCACTTAAATTACTCATAAGTGAAGAATTTGTAGAGATAAGTGCTGGGTCTTGAATAACAAAGTAGTATTGAAATCCACCAAGTGTCACATTACCAGTAGATGTGTAACCAACTAAATCAACAGAAATCCTAGCAGTTTGTTTACCTTCTTTAAGTGTTAAAATAGTTCCATCAGCACTGTCCAAATTACCTAATTGAATTGCAGGAACTGATGTTGTGTTTTGATTTAATGATATTAATCTATTTCTCAGATTATATTCACTATGAACACTAGCTTCTAACATTGGTAATTTTTCAATACCTTCACCATAAAATGCTGAACCACTTGGATGGTCTGGATTCCATAAAGTATAATCCACACCTGTATCAGAAAGTGTAAATGAAGTAATATTTAAATTACCACCATTCTTTAAAATTTCTCTACCTTTTTTTGTCAATACTGCATCAACCGTAATTGAACCGTTATCTAAATATCCCATTTTTATCTCCTAATTTCGAAATACTTTAATTCATATATAAATATAAATAAAATGAAAAAATACTCGAATTTAAATTAACCATAAATTATTTTATTATTATTATCTATTGTTGGATTACCACTACCAACTTTTAACTCATTTTCACCACCAGTTACTTTTACTCTGTAGAATGAAGCTGTAGAATAATCTTCATATTGTACATTTAATTGACCTGGATTTTTATTTTTTGTTCCATTATTCATATTAGTTATATAATGGTCTACATATCGACTTACATGATTTCTTGGAAAAATAATATTCCCATCAGAACCAGTAGAAAAATATCTCGTTTTACCCATCATTCTTCCAGTTACAATTCCTGCACCTGTTGCAAACTTTTTACTATCATAAGTCACTGAACCATTCACATTATCCGTTAAATATAATCTGTTATAAAATCTTGATGAATTACCAAAGTCACTTGCTTTTCCAAATGAGGCTGAATAATACTCAGTATCCCCAACAGCATGAAATATAACTCTCGTATCAATATGATAAGTATTAAATGTTGCTTCTGAACCACTTTCAAAATAATTTATAAATTGAACATCAGCTGAACTTGTTCCCCAATTTTTATGAATATCTACAAAAGATTCATTTGCTGTTGAAGCGTAATCAATTGTTCCATCTTTTGAAGTTGGAACTGATGAATCCGTTAATGATGGTGTTGTTGTTATTGAACCTGATTTTGGTCTTTCATAAGTTGTTGTGTTTGTAACATTAGCACTTATAGAACCACTTTTTGGTTGTTCATATGTTGATGTATTTGTAACATTAACACTAGCTGAACCTGATTTTGGTCTTATGTATTCTGATGTTGGGGAACTAACTACTGGATTAACACTACCACTACGAGTATTTGGATTTGCTTCAACACTATGTTCTTCATTTTCATACTTTTGTTTTTCTAAAATAGTTGGTTTTATCTCAACACCAAAGTTAGAATTTTTATCACTAAATGTTGAACGAGCTGGAACTACTGTCTTTATTCCTTCCACAATAGAAGAATTAAACATATTCTCATGAGCTCTTATAAATTTATTTGTATCAACAGATATTGGATGTGCTTCAAAAAATTCATCTCTAAATGTATCAAACTCATTATATGAATGAGAGTAATAGTTTCTTGGATTTCCATATAGAGTTTCTAAATTAAATCCACTTAAATTATCTATAATAAAATTGTCAACAAATGTTTGTGGTGAACGATATAATTCTAATTTTTCAGATGTTTTAAATAATGGTTTACTATTTTCTCGTGTTAATAGTTTTACAGCTGATTGGATAGGACTTAAATCTCCAACAACATTTCTTTTAGGATTTATTAAAATATTATTGTCATTTGCTTTAGAAACATTATCTTGTAAAGTTAATTTTGTAACTTCGATTAAATCAAATCCATATACACTTCCCGTATTAAATGTACTTCCAGCTTTTGTAAAAGTATAATCTAAATAAGTAGTTGTCGGTGCTGCATCTACAATATTCATTGTTTGTGTTGAACTTGATATTGAAGCACTTGTATAATTTTCATTTAATTTAAAATGATAAACTAAATCATTTTTATGTGAATTAATTGTATTACCAACAGTAGAAAATTTATTAAGTGTATGTTGTCTAAATTTAGATGTACTTAATGCTGTAGACCACCCTCTTATTTCTGATAGTGAACCACTAAATATCTCACCAACAAATAAATTAGATGATGATAATGCATGTTTTGAACCACTTGACATCCAATTTTTATTAGCCAAAGCGTTTTTATCACCCGCCGTTCCACTGCCTGATAATGACATTGTTACATAGTTATAAGTTTTTATTTTTTTACCTTCTTGAAGTGAACTATGTAATCTATATTCATTTGTAATATTAGTTGAAGTACTACTTGTCATTCTTTGTAACATTACATTCCACAATTGACCATCTGACATATTTGAATAGTTAGTTGACATTGATACTGCGTTTGATGCTATAGCGAGAGAACCTGTAAGAGAATTACTTAATCTAAATTCAAATGATGAACTAACTCCATCAGAACTTGGGATTAATCTTAAATCCCATAATGTTTGAGCACCACTACCACTTGATTTTAGAATTGTTTGTGTATTGGTAGTATTATTGTGTTTATAAATAAATTCAAATGTATTTATATTCGCACTATCCATCCACCAATCTAAATTTAAAATTCTTTTGTTAACTGAAGAAAAGTTATAATTAAAAAGTTTTTCTTTTTTTGAAGTAAAGGAAAAACTTCCAGTTGAAGTATCTAAAGATAAATCAATACCACTACCCGATGGTGGAGTATTTACAAAAATTCTTGGGTTTGACTCCTCCGTTGAACCACCAAATTCTTGAAATTCTAAAACATCAGGTGGATAACCATAAGTGTTCAACAATGCTCTTACTGAATTTTTTGTTCCTTTTGATTTGTATATGTATAATAAATTATTTAGAGTTTTTCTCCAAGTTTGATTTTTAATATCATCAATTGAAGTTACACCAGTTAAATATTGTCCCAATGTATCTGTTAAATTACCACTAAATGGATTTATAGCTTCCCAACCCATATTGGATAATAACATTGGTAATGTGTTATCAGGTGGTGAATTTGTTTTCTTATATCCTCTTTTGTGGATTGTTCCCATTGAATCAATGTGATTTCTAATTAAATCATATTGTTCACCTTGTAGTGCAAGAAAATCTTTCATATCATTATATTCAGAACTATTTTGTATATAAAGAGGTAAATTGTTTTCAAATGAATGGATATTATCAATATCAAAATTTTCTGCTTTTGTTAATAATGCATTATACCAAGTGGTAAAATCATTTGAAGTTGTTTTATACACAGTATCAAATGGTAAAACATTATTTGGATTGTTTAAAGTTACATTTACATTAGTTATAAAAGATGATGTTGTTTTTCCACTACCAACATTAGCCCATCTTACAAAAAATGGGTCACCAGCTGGCATACACGAGCCGGTAAATCGAATACCAGATTGTGTTATGACTGTTGTAGGATATTTACCAGTTGAATCTTTTATCGGATTAGAACCTGTTTTTGGATTGTTACTTAAAATTGTATAGTGTGTTGAACCGTTAGCAAAATTTGTTATTTTTCCAATATCAAAATCAATAGGAACACCATCACCATTGGCTACATTGGTTGGTGCCCAATATGACATTGATGCTTCATAAATAAATCTTCTATATTCACTTCCAGTTATAGCTGGATTTTGTATAAGTTTTTGGTGAAGAGAATCGTTAGGTAATTGAACAGGTAATCCATTGTGGGTCATATTGCTTTGAACATTATCCCATCTTAAACCAGGACCACCAAATTCACCACCCTTTGAGCTAGTAATAAATTCATCACCTTTTAATAAAAATGATAAATAAATAGAACCACTATAATTAAACAATGGTTTGTTTTGAATTAAATTTTTACCATTAAATACATCTACTCTTGTGTCATCACCCATATTCGTTGTTGTGTGTTTATACACAACATCAAAACCATCAAATGCATTTAATTGTGTACCTTCATCACTTAGTAAGTTAACTGGTGTTGAATCAGTATAATTTTTACCCAAACCAGGAGCTGAAGCAGTTGATTCACTCTGCCCATCATAATATAAAAATCTTTCATAAGGTGTAAACCCTTTTATTTCATCATTTATTTTTTTAAATAAATCTGTTCTTTTCTGAACTAAGAAAGTTGAGTCACCAACTATAGCTCCCCCATTAGCTGACAATGAACTTGATATATCTGAATAATATCCTTGAATGGTTTCTACTTTTGTTTTAAAATTTTCTAATTTCTTTTTAGCCGAACCAAAGAATGTGTGATTTTCAAAAAACCTAAAGTCTGTATTTAGATTTGGATAATTGTATCCACTAGATGATATTAAAGTTTCAATAACACCACTATCAATAGAACCAGTTAAATCATTATAATTTTGAAATTCTACATCATTACCATCAGGATTAATCCAATTCTCTTGTGCGTCTGATTCTAATCCATCGCCGAAGAAAACATCAGGTACTTCAGAAAAATAAAATATGTCTTGAGTTTGTGTGGTTAAAACTTCCCTCTCAATAGTGACTGGTGATGTAGTTGAAATTGTAGTTGGTATTGCATTATAAAGTTTTAATATTAAGGATTGATTATCTTTACCATCCGTCAATGCATCAAATTGATAATTCATTATTGGAATGTGGTCACCAGTTCCAATATTTAATACATGTTTGAATTGGTAAACACCCGTATTGTCAGTAAATTCATTTATTAATGAATCAATAAGTGGTGTTTGTAGATTCGGGCCCGCAAGTGGTGAGTCATTTGTAATAGAGGTATCTAATACTTTTAATCTAACTTCTTTTCTTGAAGTTGAAATTTGTTTAATTACAAATGGTAATAGATATTCTTCTTGTTTTAAAAAATCAATTTGGATTCTATAATTACCTTGTGGTAATTCAAATTTGTTAAATATTTCATTTGGTTTTAAATAAACAGTTTCATCAGGATTTTTATATATTTTGAAATCATTTTGATATGGATTACTTGTGTTATTACCTGGATAATAATCACCAATAACAATTGTATCAATTAAATTTTCTTGATTATCTGTAAATGGTGATATGTTTACTTCATATGCTGAAGTTTTTAATGTAGCAAAGAAAATAGCTTTTCCATCTATACCATTATCACTATTTGGTAAATCAACAATAGTGTTAATAGCCTCTGTTGGGTAAACAGTTAGTCTAATGTAATGTTCTTCAGTAAGAAATGCATCATCTTGAGTAACAACCAATTCTTTATCTTGTTGATTAAATTCAAATTCAAAATCTGGCATTACAATGCTCCATTTTTATTTCCAGTTTTCTTTGGAAGTTTTATTTGTGAATTTTTTATCATACTTCTATTTTTTTGATTCTTTTTAATTCTATAATCTCCAATTAATAAACCTTTATTTATCTCACCACTAGAATCATCGATAGATTTTCCAGTTAACTCACCAGTATTTAATTCTAATTTACAACTTTGTTTTAAATCATTGTCCTGATTATCACTTATAAATATCTGTCCGATTGAACTTTCCAACGGAAAAGTTGTTTCGTCTGTATCTCCATTCCATATTTGTGAATTATATGATTCAAGTAGATACATAGGGTCATCAAAATATTGTGTATTTTTAAAATTCTCTATATTTAGTAATTGAGCCTCAATATTTATTTCCTCTACAACTACTAAACTTTTTATTTTAAATGTAGTTTTTGATACACTATCTGATATTATTACCAATTTAGCAGGGAATATTACCTCATTATCAAAATCATCCACACCATCTTTTGCAATAAATTCAATTGTTTGAATATTATCAGATGGATATAACTCAGTTGAGTTATCATTATACCAGGGAGCGACAACACCATCGGCACCCATTAATGTAAGACGACAACTATTGAAAGTCCCTCCACTATCATTAAAACCTAAATCCTCATCATAACCATCAGCTCCATTTTCAAGTTTATATTCAATTTTATATGTTTTGTTAGGTTGAATTAGAGCTTCTTTAGAACTTAATCTTAAAGTTGTGTAACAATTTCTTGTTTTTATAAAACTTACACTTCCACCATCTTCAGAATTTACCACCATAAAATCATTAGGGTCTGGTTCACCATCGTGTTGACAATTTTGATGACCTTCATTGTACACATCCCAATTTGTAATAGAATCCGTATATGTCATTTCTGCATCTTCAGTCCAATATATTTCTGTGTATTCATCTTGGTCAAAATAATTATTATCTAAGTCAACTGACTCTTGTATTAAAAATGTTTCACTTGAAAATAATCCCATATAATTAAGAAATGGATATGGATATAATAAGTTTTCTTTTGGTGTAATACAATTAAATCCAGAATAATATGAACCACCAGCACCCCATTGAATTTCTTCATTGAATACAGGTACTACTTGAGTTACATCATTTACAAGATGTTTAAAATAATAATTACATGTATTTTGTGGTGTTATTTCAGTATAATCATTTAACCCTAAATCTTGGTATGTATTTCTATCACTTTCTTGTTCAGTAGCTACTGTACCATCGTCATTGAACTCAAGCCCCCAATAAGTAGCAGGACTATCACCCCCAGCTTCATTCCAGGGTAATGCCCCTCCTAATTCACCAGCCCAATAATGAACCCACCAATAGTCTGAATCAAAGTTATTTTGTTGGTGTCTTAAATAAATTTGACCAAGTAATTGTTCTTCATCACCTGAAGCTTCATCAAATGCTTGAATTTGATTCGTATATGCAGTTATTTGATTTCCTATGTCGGGTCTTCCATATTCATTCATCCAAATCTCAACATCAGTATCATTTAAAAAATTATCACCACTAACATTAAATTGGTCAAAGTATATAGGAAAAGGTAAGTTTTTTAAATAATCTTCTTCTAAATAAGTTGGGTTTGGATATGGAACAATTAAATTTTCTTCTGATAATCCTAGCAATTTATTCATATTATAACTACCAGTGTTAAAATATCTTACTTGTTCTAAATCCATTTGTTCTATGTTTTGACCAAGTTCATCATTTTCTTTAGCGTTTTGTAAAAGCCTTTCATCAATAATATCCGCATCACCTATTTTACCTCCACCCAATATATCATCAATTGATTTTAAATATTTTGAATCCTTACTTACACCACCAATCACAGGTGTAGTATAAGGCCAAGGCAATGTTCTATAATCTTTTGCACCCAATTCACCAAAGTCTTCAAATTCACTTATCGGTATATCTAAATAAATTCTTGATGTTAATAATTTATATCTTAATGGTTCAATTTTATTAAATGGTGGAATTTGAGAATTTAAATAACTATTATCCCAACTATCATTTTTATATGGTATATAATTAAAAACAAATATTTTTATTTTTTTAATACCAGGTGTGGTATAATTATGGTTAAAAGTTTCTGAATAATCTTTAAAAATAAATGTATTGTTATCTTGAGCTGCTGTGATTTCATTAATATCAGTAGGTTTTTTATCAAATACATTTTGAACTGATGTAAATTCATCATCTATATCATTCCAATGAACAACACAAACTTTATAATGTGGTGATATGTTTTCTGCAAAACCTTTTTCTATAAAAACACTATTGTCTTCTGCGGCTTGTTTATATTCTGCAACATCAACTCTTAAATTAACAAATGTCGGTGATGAACAAATTTGTCTATCTAAATCATTAGTTTTAAATCCTTGTAAGTTTTTATCCAATCTGTTATTGATTGTAACTTGTGAAAATGGTGTGAAGTTTTTTCTCCAAAGATAATTATTAGAAATTGCAGATGTAAAAGGTTCTTGAAAAATATTAACAGACATGAAATCTACATCAAAATTATTTTCTTTAATTGGATTTCTACCTTGCATTTTGCCGATAATTTCCTGGTCTAAATTATTAAAGTCATCAGCTGCTACACCTTGTGAAACTGTAACAGTAACTGAAAGATTTGATATATACCAAGCAGGTTTATCACATTCATCATTTGATTTGTCTGGATGGCCTTCTCTTACAAAAAGTGATGTGTCGTCAGAATTAACTACAATTGGTTCTCCTGACAACTCACCAGGTGAAGCTGGAGATGTTGATGTATTTATAAAATCTCTTGGACGTAGTTTTAAAACATAAAATCTTCTTCTTCTACTACGACCACTTTTATTTGATTTTAACCATGTGACGATTTGTATATAATTTTCTTCAGAACCAGTTTTTCCATCTTCTTGAAAAATACTTGTTAGTCTCTCTTCAGGAATTAGAATATCATCCTTCGGTTGAAAAGCACTGAAAGTATTTGTAGCTATTGAAGTATCCCAATTATCAACAGATGATGAAATAAAATTATCTAAACCTACTTTTAATCCTATTTCTGAATCATCTAAATAATCACCACTTTGTATTTGTAAATTTTCTGTTATATCTGGTGAAAGATTTTTAACAATATATTTGTCTCGTAAAAAATCAAATTTAGGATGGTCATTATTAGATATATTACCTGGTTGAAGTCTAAACCAACGCGCTGTTTCAATACCATCATCAGTTTCTGAACTTCCTTCACCACCACCAATAAAAAAATCTTCAATAGTTCTATATGCTCTTATATCATTATTATTATCAAAACAATCAAAAGTTTTTCTATCACAAATAAAACCACGAAAATCACAATCTATGTGTTCATCACTAGTACTATTTTCTCTTACTTGTAAATCATTTATTTTTATTCCACTTACTCCAACATTTCTTAATTGATTTTGTACAATATAGTCTCTTGTGGAATCCGCAGTAACACTTGAGTGTAAACTTTTATCTGAATATTTATCAATTGGTTTTAAAACACTATCTGATTCTTCAATAGGTTGAAAAGTATCCATATCATCATTATCATAATAATACTGACCATATGAATATGGTGTTGGTTTATTTTTAAATTGTTGTATTTTGGCCATTAAAACGCCCCATTAGACTTTTTATGTTTCATTACAATCATATTTTTTATTTTTTTATTTTCCAATGTTTCAATATCAGACTTTGGTTTATAATCAGATATAACAAATCCTTTATTATTTTCTCCACTACCATCATTTAAAACATTTGTATCAATCATATCTACTGATAAATTTGTTAATAAGTTTTGATTTTTTTCATACTCATCAGTTATATTTCCTTCTAATGAAAATGGAATGTTGTCATTTGGAAAATCATCTTCAATGAATTTTCCATCTAGTCCATATCTTGGTAATACAGGATAGTAATAATTATTTAACCACTCTTGTTGTGAATAAGTATCCACTACCATAGCAAAACTAACAATATTAAAACTCATAAATGGTCCAGTATAAATTACGTTGAAATCAAATTCGTCATAATTCATTGGTCCTTCTAACATAATTCCCTCACCTTTATCAAATCCTGTACATCCAAGTAATGGGTGACAAAACTCAACCGTGCCTGGTATAAATGTCATAAGATTATAATTTGTATTAGGGTATATTTTATCTATGTTGTTACAAAATGTTCCTTCTTCAGTACTATAACTACCTGGACAATTAAAACCTTCACCAGCAGCTTCAGCATATGCTTCAGCCCCATTTACATATTTACTTTGACAATTTTCATCACCTTGTGCACATACCAATTGACCTATCACATCACCCGAAAAATATTCAGGTGATAATATTTCTTCAAATTCATAAAATGGTTTTGGGTCTATTATTGGAGATGAATTAATATTAATACCCTCTCTATTATAAATAGAGTAATCTTCAGGAATAATGTTTTTCCAATATCTTGAATTATCGGGTGTTCCAATTTGTTCTAAATCTTCTTCTTCAAATCCAAGCAATTCCCATATGGATTTTGGTGTATCATAATATTTTATACTTGTAATATCTAAATCACCAATAGATTTACCAAGTTGTTCTTTAAGTGAACTAAATTGTTTTCCAGTATATTGTTCCGTTTGTCTTTCTATAGTTGGATTTATATAAACTTCAGGTGGATTATAAGTATCACTTTCACTTATTGTGGGTAAATTTACATTCCTCTCTTCATCAATATCAGTCACTATACAATCAAATGTTTCCCATTCACCCCCATCATCATCAATAGCTGTACCAACTGCTTGTGTTACTGCATAATCACCACCATTGAAATCACCATCACCTCCAAAAACTGTAGCACAAGCATAAGTACTAATAGCAAGTTCAAGTAATGGTTGGTCAAAAAGTTCATAGTTAAGTGGCATAGAATTATAATCATCAAATGGTTTAACCAATGTAACATTAAAACCCATTCCTATATTCTTAATACCAACAATTCCAATTTGAGCTCTTTCTTCTGACATGTTGTGTAATACAACTTCTGCTATATCAGGCCTTCCTTCAAAAACCCATCTATTATATGTTTCAACAGTTAATTCATTTTCATCAAGTATATCAAATTCTTGAAAGTATCTTGGAAATGGTAAAGTGGCTAAATATTCATCCGATGTATTTTCAGTTATTTCAAGTGGTGTTTGATAATAATTTAAAATATCAAATGCGCCACTGTCATTATATGAATCATCCATTTTTTGAAAAGCTAACTCTGTTTGTAATCTATCTGATATACGTTTATAATTAACATCCACTAATGAAGTATTTGATAAATCTTCTAAAGAATAAAACCTAATATTTTTAACTGCTAAAAATGTAAAATCTCCATCAATATCATCATTAACATTTTTAAAATCAATAGCTCTTATTTTAATATCACCATCTTCAGTTGTAAATTGTGCTGAAACTCTTTTATGAAAATTACCATCATTATCAATACCCAAATCTTCAATTATTGCAGAGACTTCACGATGCTCATTAGTACTATTCCAAAATGTTATATCCAATGAATCAATTGTTCCATCATGTTTTAAATCAAATGATTCCACATATGTAACACCAGGAATTACAGGAACATTATTACTCATAAGAAATTCTGTGTTTGTATTACCTGTTAATTCATTTACTCTAAGAGTTTTATACCAACCATCTTCACCACCTAATTCCACTTCTATAGCTGGTGTAGTAAAATTAGCTCCATCTGTACCGTTGTACCCGTGAAAATCTTTTGTGAGTAATTCACTTTCTACTAATAAATTATTAAATGTAGTTGTATCAATAATACCAAGATTTCTTTTTAAAGATTTATAATAAATACTTTGTTCTGAATATCCACCTATAAGTGGTAAAGTATTTTTATATGGAATAAATGAAAAACCATCAGTTCCAAAATATGTAAAGTCTTCATCTAACCCCTCATTAATGTTAATTTTTATCCTAAATTTTTTATTATAACCAACACCTAAATTACCATTATACTCTCTATCACCAGGATTTAGTGAGTATGAGTATTCCTCAGCTACTGTTATAAACATAGTTCCTTGTACTTCATATGTTCCAGATTTTTCATAAGTATGATAAACAGCTACATCTGTTCCTATGTTTTTTGGTTCAGTTGTAAATTCAATTGGTGAACCATCACCCCAATCCACATCAGAGATATAAAATTGTTTAAATTCAAATTCCTCTAAAAGTATTTCTCTATTTGGTGATAATGTATTGTCATATGGAAATCTTGGATAAAAATAAAATTGTACTTCCAATGGCGCAGTTGTATCGTTAAATTCTTCTATTACTTTATCAGGATTAGTAGTTGGTTTAAATCTATCATAATATTCTGTTAAACTTACTAATCCATAATCATTTGTTCCTTTTTTCTTTCTCACGTCAACATCTGGATGAAAATCATAAGCTTCTTTAAATTCAACATTATCTATTAAAATCACAGAAGCATTATCTTCTAAATAAGATAAATCATCATTTGTTTCAGTATACAAATCTCCTTCAAATTTTGCATAATCTAAAGGTGTTAAATATAAATTTATACCTTTGTATGAATTAAGATTATTATCGGTATTAACTTCAAACACATACTCCATTTTTTGCCATTCATTTATTTTATTATTTGTAAATGAAGCTCGTGTTTGTTTACAATATCTGTCTTCAGTCAAAATAGCAGAATAATGATTTGGATTTTTACCATATGGTGAACATTGTGAAGTTTTATATTCTTTTGTTTCTATTTTAGATTCTGCAAATGACTTATTTTGATTACTAACCTTAGAATTATCAAATTCTAAAACAGTATGTATACCTGTATTTTTTAAATCAACTCCAACACCTAAGTCAATTGTTTTCATCATAAAAGATAATTTAAATTTTTGTTTTTTTCTTCGTGCAATTTCTGGTAAATCATCTCTATCTATAAAAGTAGTAAGACCTTGTCTTGGGTCATATCCAGATACACCATTTTGTATAAGTGGTTTCAAAGTATCAACTACAATACATTTATTATGTGAAAAACATTCTAAATAACTCGCTCTCCAATATGGTGATATGTTATTTGAATAATGGTTTAAACTAAAGTCCGTTGCAACGCTATCAATTAAAGTCCAATTCTCAGCTTCATAAATTTGTCCCCAACCCAAATTGTTCCAAGACGCGTCTGTATAGGTATATCCAACATCTCGTCCATTACCATTTTTAATACCATTTTTATAAACATATTGTTCAAATGATTCATCTTTATCATTAATAAAATTTTCAGATAGTTTGTTTTCACTATCATAAAAGAAAATACCTAATGATTCTTTACCATCATTGTCTGATAAATAATATAGTTCTTGACTTGAATTTAATTTTAATATTGAATTACAAGCTTCCACACCAGTATTGAAAAATGCTTCAGTAGGGTCTTCGTAATTTATAGTTACAGACCCATTACCTTGTATACCAGCTTGTGCCATTTCAACCGATGAACCATCTTTACACACGGCTCTCATTTTACTAAAGTTTATATTGTTATTAAGTTCAGTATTACAATCAAAAGTTCTTACATATTGTTCTTTTGTCATATCTTCTGCTTCAGTATCACCCGCATTACCATCATATGGAGCATCAAAGTAAATAGGTGGAATGTCCATACCTTTATAATAAATTCCATCACCATCCGCGTTACCACCTGGTAAAGTCATAAATTCTATATAATCACAAGCATTTAAACCATCTTCTCGTAAATCAATTCCACTCAATACATCTAATTCATTTTTCATCGTTGGTTCAATTTCTACATTTGGTATTTGAAAATCAGCAAAAAATGTTAGTGCTTCTACCTCACCAATAAATTCATCAACTAATTGAAGATATGAACCTCTTATACCAGCACAATCCATTTCATTAAATGAAATTGGTGGTAAGGGGAATCCAATTCTTATCAATACATCTCTGTTCAATTTTTCATCATTTATAAAAACATCTTTAATATATTCTTCACCTTCTATAGTAGCAATAATGTCGTCAACACCACTACTATCAAGTCCAAAACCATCAGTTGGATTTGGAATTTGAGTATCTTCAGTAATAGACCTAAACCATGTTTCTATTGGGTGATTTGCAAATATGTTCATTATTATTCTAAAGTACAATGGTTTATCAAATAAAATTTGAAATGCTTCAGTAACCAATGCATCACCACCACAAAAATCAATACCTTTGGAGTGACTGTCACCTAATGTATATGTTTCATTATCAACTTCTGGAATGTCTCCAGAACTAAATGGTGACTTGGTAAAACCTATCCCTAAATCATAATCTTCTTTTTTTCCAGTATAATCACCTACAACAATACCCGCATTATTTTCAATATCTTGACAACTTAATTCTCTATAAATTGGTAAATTATATAATTCAGTTCCGTCCTTATCCACACCAGTTTGAAATCTATCAAATACTTCATTAAGTACTCCAATATCATATTCAGCATCACCAAATATAACACTATCTCCATTATTTAAACCATCATTAAAATCATCCCATGTGTCTTCATCGACTACACTCGTATGAGTAATTGGTTCAAAATATCTATTCTCGTTTTCGACATCTCTATTATATTCTATAGCATTGCTTTCTGAAGAATCATCAAAATCAAACCTTGTTCTAACAAATGGATAATGGTAAAGTGATGGGGTTGTAATATCACCCTCACCTTCATCATTATAATCAAAGTTTCTAAGAATTGTATCATAATAATAATCAAAAACAATATTGTGTCCAAATCTACCATGTGTTCCTAATGAATTAACACAATGACCATCAAAGTGTACTTTTGGAATTAAATTTTGTTCATCATCAAATTCTTGAATACTACAATCTACTTGATTACATGCCTCTGCATTATAAACATTTCCTACATTAAGTTCACTATCACCATAATATAATTCAGTAATACTTTCCACATCACTAAATGGAAATTCACCACCGTATCTAACTGTTCCATCGTGAGTGTTTGAAAGACAACATAAAAGATTAGGAGCGTCAGAATAAGTAGTATCTACTCCACCATATGTACAACTACCATCATCTAAACATGCGTCAGCATCAGGTGGACAACCTTCATAACAAGGGGTAGGGATGTCGGGGTCATCACAATAGTAATTATCTGCACCTGGGTCAAAACAACCACGTATATAAGTATTAATACTGTCATCAGGAGTATCACCTGCATCACCACCGGAGTTATGAGTCAATATACCATTAGCGAAAAAAGTATGGTTGTCTTCAATGGTTATATCATATGTTCTAATGTATGGTTCTACAATGTGTTCAATTTCAGTAACCATTACTTCTTGTAATTCTTCACCATTGTAATGATACAATGTATCACCAACTTTTAATTGTTCGGTGTCTTTTCCTTTATTACTTTGTTTAACCCATTTATGTAATCTATTACATCTTTCAGCATCAGCTGCTACGAATACTTTATCTTTTGACCAAAATGGATTTGCAATTGTGTTGTGAGTTTCCACACCATTGTTGAATTTTGTTTTAACAGTAATGTCACCATCAACTAAATCGTGTACTTGTGTAAATAATTTAGTTACTTTTTTTAATTCTAATTTTTTTGTATGAACATTGTAAGAAAGAACTTTTTCACCAATTTTAATGTCTTCAATGTTTTTTTCCAAACCATTTGACATTTTGACTTTTGTTCCAGCAACGAAACATTCTTGATTACCACCACCACCATCTGGTCCACCACCTCCAGCAACATCACCATCACCAGTTTCTCCATCTAAACCACCTAAACCATTTCCATTACCATTATGTTTATGATTATGATGATGATGACCATCATTATTGTGACCATCATTAGGTCTCGGTCTAGGTCTAGGTCTTGGTGTTATTTCCCCATCACCAATACCACCAAAGCCACCCTCTTCAGTTCTATTTGTAAGTCCGCTTGGATTTATTTTATTATTATTATTTTCGTCAGCCATTGTTTAAATCCCTATGATTTAAAACCACGAGCTCGTAGTAAATCTGATTTTGAAATAATTTCCACTTTACATCTGTTTCCGTAATCTGAGTTTACAACACTTTCACCTGTAGTTGGGTCTATATGATTTAACCAATAGTTTGTACTATGACTTAAATCTATACCTGGTGGGTCGGTTAAAGGTGGTGTGTATGAACCATCCTCATCAACAGCAGGATTGAATGAAGCACATATGAAATACCATTCTTGAAAGTCTTCTGGTATGAATGTTGTTTGAGCTAATGCTATATCTCTTGTTACACTGCCAGGTAAAAGTGGGATGTCAGGTCTTTTTTGTCCACCACCTACACCAGTATGTGAATCTCTTAATACCCCATTATCCTCAACAACAAGTCTAACATAACGAGCAGTATTTGAATTTTCATATCTTGGTAAATAAATATCATTTGTTCCAGGATTATCTATTCTGTCTTGACAATAAATATCAAACTCACCCCAAGTGGTATGTACACCACCACCATGTGGATTAGGGTCATCCTTACCCAACACGTAGGTTTCTAATTTAAATCCAAATGGATTTTCATCTCTTAATGGATTTCCAAAATTAAACAATGTACCTTCTGATACCTTATCTAAAAATCTAACCCACATCGTGATAGTAAAACCCGTTGATAAATAATCTTGAGTGTTTGGATTTAATCCCTTTACAAATTCTTGATTTGTATTACGAATAATAATACCTTGATTTAAATTTCTAAATTGTAAATATCCACTTGATTGATTTTCATACTTTGGTCTATCATCTTGTGGTAAAATAGGGTCTTCTAATATATCGGTTAGATAAGGAAGTATTGTATTATAAATATCTTCAATGGTTCTTGTTGAATTTGTGTCATTGGCTGTACTTTTTAGTCTATGAACAAAAGCATCTTCCTCATCAATATTACTTTCATCAGAATTATCTTGAGTATATGATATACTATTGTTTTGTTGATATTCTTCATCTCCAATCCAATTACCATTTTCATCTCTATCAACAGCCCCATCTTGTGGATTAATATCAAATTCAGGTGTTTCTGGTGGAAGTAGTGCGTTTAATTCTTGAAATAATCTAATAATTCTTGATTGTCGAGTATCACCACTTGGAAGTAATTCATAAATATTTGTATCTAAAAATTCTTCAGCCCGTTCTATATCTACAATTGATTCTTTATTTTCTATCGGAATAAACTGACTTAAATTTAATGGATTACCATCACCAATGACTAAATCAGTAATAGGTAAACCTCCATCTGGAAGTCCACCACCTACAATGGTTATGGTTACATTTTCATTTTGACCAAGAATATAAATATTAAACCCAACAGAATCATCTATTTGGTCAGCTGCAGTTTGCAAATTGTCTTCTACATTCGCCTCAATATCTTTTTGAAATAGTGCTAATACATCACCACCCGCTCCTGATTGTAATTGTCCGTTAAGAATAAATTTTTGATTATTTATAACATCTGTTGTATCAATACCATTGTGCTCTATTAAAGCTTCGGCTATTCTATCTAATAATTCTTCTACTGGAACTGGCATATTTATTTCCTTTTAACTATAAATTCAAAATCATCATCAAACACTTGTTCTTGTCCATCATCATATTTTAATTTTAACAATATTTTATAAACTCTATCAGGATAAAATCCATCCAAATATTGAATAAAATAATTTGAATTACTATCACAACTAAGTTTTGTATAACTTGTTCCTGTTAAATCTTTAAATGGAACAATAAATTCATCAGTAGCAACATCTTTAATCGCATATGAACCACTACTATTAGTTATGTATGAACCAGTCAAAGTTTGAACTGAAGTAGTAAAGGATTTTTGAATATATCTTTTCCTAGCACCAACTCTAAACTTAACTCGTTCACCTACTTTATAACTTTCTCTTAATCCTTTCATATATAAAAAGTTATCTACTAATCCACTCATTGTTAATTCATTTAATGAACCAGTAGAGAATGATGAATCATCCCACCTGACTTCAAGTTTTGGTGAAAAAATTGTATGAGTGTTTCTTGAAAAGAATTTTAAATGTCCAAAAGTAGTTTCATCTGTTTCTTGACTACCACTAAAACGAACTAACATTCCATAATTTTCTCCTCTACCTTCTAACCACATATTCATCATATCTGTTACTTCAACATTTACATCTGGTGATTGGTTTGAAAAAGTTTGAGTAGATGAACTTACAGAGTATATAGATACACCTTGATTGTTAGTACCATCAGCTTTACTCCAAGTTAAAGCATTACCCCCAATTGGATTACTACGATTTTCCCAACTACATCCATTTGTTGTTTTTGGATTGTCTCCAAACTTACCAGTACCCTCAACCCAAGATTGTGAGATTGGTTGAATAGCTAATTTATATTCTTCAGTCATTTCTGCATTACCCTCAGCTTCAAACAACCTTAGATAATATTTAGCATTAGATGATATTGTACCATCAGCAACTGATTTTGATAGTTCAGTAAATTCCGTTCCACTAAAATTAACCAATGCTCTTGTCTGATGGTCGAATGACGTGTTAAAAAATTCTTTTTTGACTTCAAGTATTTGGTCTCTTCCGAAGTTTTGGTCTTTGAAGGAAGTTCCATCTATCTTACTACTACCACTTGAAATCCAATTGTCTTGTGTTGGAAAAATAAAATGATGCATTATCTAACCCTCCCTTCTATGTTTTCGTTTGGATTTTTTAATTCAAATACAGCTGGGTTATCTGTAGTTGGTGGTAATACAATTGTACCATCATCTGAAAGAGCAGTTGCAAAATTATATTTAAAACCATAACCAGCTGTTCCCTCTCCACCTGATTGGTCTATAAATTCATCTCCTTCACGAGAATATGTGTATGTGGGTGAAGTTAATGATTCACCATCACCACTGTCTTCTAAATAAAAATAATCATAATCTTGAGTAAGGGTTACATGCCCAATAGAACGAACTCCCTCTACACCCATTAATTCAAATTCTAAATTACTTTTATAAATTGGTTGATTGAATTGCATGTTTTCTATTCTAAAATAATCTTTAATTTTTTGAATACAATCTAATTTTACTTTTTGTTTGTTTGCATATTTTTCAGCAACCACATCAAATATAACGCCAAAGTTTACAATGTACCCATCATTGATTGTTACAGTATCAGTCATTATTTTAAAGTTTTCTAAATAATTTTTTATGTTTGATGTTAAAGTTGTTGGTAGGCCTACACTACTGAAATGAGTGTTACCAACTAATTGTTTTTTATTATTGTATCCCAATACATAAATGTTTATTGTTCCTAATTCTAATTCTCTAGCTAAATTACTTATATCAGGTTGTTCAATATTGTCAATCTCTGATGCTAGAATGGCATCCAATCCATTTATCACTGTTTCGA